ACTCAATCTTTGTAAGACCTGTAAATATATTAATTGTTTTATGCGAGGTATGCTCAGTAGAACCATTATATGCCAGAAAGAAATTGATATGGAAAATAATTAACATGGAGGGCGAGAGATGAATGAATTAATAAAGGCGTATAAGGCATATATTAAATTTCTTGGAAAAGATATCTCAGATAACGCAATATATTTAATGATACACGGAATGAGTCCCTCACCTGAAAAGATTAAAAAAGGGTCAGATTTAAGAAGAAAGATTGCTGATCTTGAAAAGAAGTTTAATATTACTTAAACCAAAGGAGGACGAGATGACAGAACTTTCGGCGAGAGAACAAAAAGTATATAGCGATGGGAAAGATTATAGTCATTTAGAAGTTAATAGCTTTAATTACCCAGAACACGAAGAATGTGTATGTTGCGGAAGCACTGAAGTTACTATAACAGATGATGCAGATATTTGCCATGAATGTGGCTATGTTTATACTTAACCCGAAGGAGGGCGAGAGATGAGTTATTATAAATATCTAAACAGCGGTGAAACAATCTTGGAGGGGGACGAAGTTGATATGTGTAATGATGGATGGAAGGAAGAACCTAAATGGGTCAGAGCTACTTGTATAGGAGAGAAAGCACCTGACCCACAATACCCATCGCATAGACAATATAGACGCCTAATTACTTAAACCACATTTTGTAAGGTAGGTAATTTCGCAAAAGTGCTGTCCTTAACCCGTATAAGCGTCACAATTGACGGAGACAGGCTTTAAGAAAAGCAAAATGAGGGGATTTGTTTAAAAAAATAAAGTCATGGAGAATTGATTATGTTAAGAGCTAGAATTGTAAAAGATAAACAAGAAGACTTCTTTAAAGAATTTATTATTGAATGTGAAAGGCAACTTATAATTACAGATACATTCACGGAAAAAATGTTTTTTGATATATATCACAAAGATCCTGCTTTCCATAGTTTAGTTACATGGTATTCTAATGTTGAGCAAAATTTAACCCATAATGAGCGTATAATTTTCTTTTCATGTTTCAAGGTTTTATGCTTAAAATGTATGTATGAATATTTTCCGGATATTCACCCGAACAATATATTGAAAAATATAAAAATAGATTGTAATATAAAAATTTAAACCGTGGAGGATTGATTGTAATGAGTGAAATAAAATGTCCTTATTGTGGCAAAACCGCAATAGTCGGTTCTTGTGGCTCTTTTTGGTGTTCTCATTGCAAAACCGGAAGATGGTAAAATTACAAAATAAAAAAAGGAGAAAAGTTATGGAATATTGTAGTAAATGTGGAGTGCAAATTAAAACCACTAGTCATGTTTGTGATTTTAGTAAAGATCAATGGCAGGGTAATTGGCATGGTGGACAGCAGACTAGTGGTTACATATCTCCGGTCATTCCGACAATAAGAGATTTATTTGCTATATCAGCAATGCAGGGAATACTCTCTACGGGTGATAGTTTATATTGTTTTGGAGAAGAAGAATTAGCGGAACAATGTTATAAATACGCTAATGCAATGATGGCACAAAGAGACAAGTAATATGCCAGAAATAAATTATAGATCAATTTTAGAAACTATCTGGCTGCATTATGGTAATAAATTAAATGATTGGGAAACTAATTTTATTGATAATCTTATGAGCTGGACAGGCAATTTTAGTGAATCTCAAAAAGAGAATATTATAAAGCTTAATAGGAAATATGTGGTGAAGAGGTAATTATGAAAAAAGTTATGAAAAAAGAAAACCAGGCTTTGATAACTGAAGTTGATACAATTATTAAATCTCTCGAAAGAAGACTGTATAATAATAAATATAATCTGAGACAGCTTGCTGAAGATAACAGAGTTATTAAAAGAGAATTATCAACTTGTATCAGGCTTAAAAATTTAATAAAAAAGGAAGAGGTATAGAAATGACGCTTGATGAAATGAAAGAAGAAATTAAAAAAATAGAATATGAATCAAGTTTGCTAATTAAAAAAGTTCAAAAACAATATGCAATGTCAAATAATCCCTACAAACTTGGAGATATAATTGAGGATCATCTGTGTAAAATAAAAATAGAGAATATAAAATATGCTGTCCTTTATGGTATTCCAAGCAGTGTTTATTACGGAACTTTAATTCAGAAAAACGGCAAACCTTTTAAAAATAATAAACAGGACTGTATTTATCAAACTAATATAAAAAAAGAGATTGCCGATGATCATAACCAGGAAAAGTAAATACGGCACTCACCAGATCGTCATTGATGACGCTGATTTTGAGCTGATTAAAAGCTATGGTCTTTACGTTGTTTATCACAGTGCTTCAAAAAACTTCTGCGCAAAGCTATATCGGACTGAGGGCAATCGGCAAGTTCATATTTACCTGCATAGGTTCTTACTAAAATGCGAAAAGAAAGATGTGGTTAAGCACTTGAATGGCAACACTTTAGATTGTCAAAGACATAATATAGTAAAGCAGACGCAAGCTGATAAGATGAAGTATGCAAGGAATTATTGGAAGGAGAAAGAATGAGCGTTCATAACAAGAAAAAAGCCTGTCTAAGGCAATGGCAGATTCAAAAACGAAGTGGTAAACACTGTCTTGTAGGTGAAATTGTTAGTCATCCCAGACTTATAGAGGGTGAGACAACTATAAGTACTCCTCTTTTATTCGTATGTTTTAAGACCATGACGGCTGAGACTGAAGATCTGGTTTATGAGCTGATATAAGGAGAAAGAGAGTTATGAAAGAAATAAAATTTGAAAAAACAACAAAATTTTTCAGAGATCTTAGAGATAAAAATCTTAAAATAACAAAAAGAAATGGCTATTACCTTTATGGTAAACCTGAAGAAGTTGTTCGTAAAAATATTCTTATCGGGGGAGATTGGATTTATATTCCTGATATAATAAAAGTTGAAATAGAGGATGATAAAATATGAGTGCGAAAAAGAAAAAGGAAAGTAAAAAAGAGCGCAAGAAAAGATGTGATCTGAGCTGGACAAAGCAAAGAGGTGCGAATATGCAGAAAGCAAGAAAAAGAAATCCCGTAAGAATGCCGGAGAGTTGGGAAGAAGCGGAGAAGATGGGGATATTGAAATAAAAAGTAAAAAAATTTTACTTTTTATTCTTGACAAACCCTAATGATTAAGTAATATGGATTTAAATAAAAGTTGGGGAGTTTATCTATGAAAAATTATAAAGATGAAATTCAAAAAATACACAATGATCATGCTCTAAAGCTAGATAAAATTATAGATAATGCTGTAGATCAAACTTTCAAAGAAATGAATATAGCGTTTACTGTTTTTATTGTAGTATTATCAATTATTATAATTCCAATATTTTTATAAAATAAAACAGGAGAAAATCTATGTCAAACCAATTCAGAGAGTACAAACAGCCTGATCCTTATAGCTTCGGTACTACGGCAAGACTTCAGCAGCAGATCAGAGCTGAAAAAGAAGAATTTAAGACAGAAGAATTAAAAAAAGAAGCGGAAAATAAGTAAAGAGCCGATAATAAAATAAAAAGGAGAGTTTTATGGAAGGTGAAAAGCTTTATAGAGAAAATGACTGCAGTTTTACATGTAAGTGCTGTGGCAGAGAAACTACGATAGGATTTAACATACTTCAGGAACAGTCTTTTGAAAAATTTAAAGACGAATGTGTTGAACAATCTACTTGCGGTAAATGCCTGGTCAGGAACAGAATAAACGTAATGACTGACTATGATCCGGTTTTACTTGAAACGGCAAAAAATATGATATGCGTGGGTGTGATATGAATCAAAGCGATAAAGAAATCATATTAGAGTCACAGCTTGAAGTCGCTATGGAAATAATAGATAATCTTAAAAATTGTGCTAATTGTGTCAATTATAGAGAAAAACCATGTCAATTAATTGATCCTCAAAAAGTATGTTCTAAGCATGAGTGGGATAAAATGGAACGCATGGAGCGAAGCTATGATTAGAAACGTCTTAGCTGCAATATGGGGGTTTTCTATTTGTTTCTTTCTTATGTATGATGAAAAACCCTCTTTATTTTTAGCTTTTATAGTCATAGTTATTACAATTCTATTTATAGCTTCTTTAACTTTTAAAGAATATTTAAAAAGAAAAATAATACCATGAAAGGAATTCCTAAAACTATAAATGGCATGAGAACATGTTCAGTTCCAGAATGCGGAAAAACATATCCGGCGACTACTGAATATTTTCATCGTGCACATGTTAAATCTAAAAATGGAAATATAATCTGGAAAGGTTTAAGACCCGAATGCAAGTTTTGTCGTAATAAAAAGAGAAGAGAGAAACTTTCTCTTAAAAAAAGATACTGTCCAGAGCCAAATTGTAGTAGAGAACTTGAAAAAGGGCAACATTTTTGTAGTGAATGCGCTCAAATAAGAAGAGATCTTTCAAATATTACTTCCGGACATACTCATGATCAAAAACCGGAACGCATAGAATCAAAATCAAAATATCATAGAAAATATTATAAAGATCATAAAAAAGAAATTACAGCATATAATAAAGAATATCGTAAAAAAAATAAAAAAAAGGAGATAAAACAATGAATCTTTTCACAGTTTTTATAATAGTATTGGTAATATCATATATTGCTGATAAACAAGGGTATAAAAGGGGTTATCGAGATGGATATAACAGTAGAAATAATTAAAATATCAATTACAGTATTGCTTGCTGCTCTTTTCTTTATAACTCTTCCTGGACTTGTAAATCAAAAAAGATATGATAAAGATGAAGAAAAATGTAAAAATTGTTCTATAAGTAATGGAACATGGTATGAATACTGTAATGGATGTAAAAAAGATAATTTTAAAGGTTTTAAGGAGAAATTATGAAACTAATTCATTGGCTCACGGATATGTTTAAAAAACGGCATGATTTAAAGCTAGCTATTATTGAAAGAGAGCGAACACAGGCTTGCAAAGACAGACTCATGTTACTCCGTCAATATGAAAGAGATATAAAAAAGCATGATGCAGATTTAAGAAAAGAATTTGAAAATGAATTAAAAGAAAAAATGGAATCAAAACAAGATGAGATTGATAATTTAAAAAATTTAATTCGTTACATAAAAAATAGCGGTGAGAATATTCAAATATTAAGCAATGAATTTGAAATGGAACTTAGAAGTTTATTGCTTATGCTTGGTCGTATGCAAAATAGATTTGGAAATATTGAAGACAGAGCATTCAGGGAAACTAAAAAGATTGAAAAGAAAGTTGATAAATTTATTCAAGTGGAAGATATATGAGCGACCAATATTTTAAAGATAAAGCAGATGAAATTTTTAAATTAGTAGAAATGAATATTAATTTCGAGGATATTTATAAAGCCATTTATATAGGACTTAAAGAAGTTGCTCGTGATCAAAGATATGCTTGTATTGATGCTGTTAGAAATTATCCGCATACAGATGCAGTTAGCAATCTACAAGGATTAATTCAAAATGCTAATATTGAGGTAAAAAATGAATTTAAAACCAATTCCATATAATGATTTAACTAATTTTATAAATAAAAGCGCAGAACATAAAAGATATATGGAATTTATGACAGAATTAGTTTGTGAGACTATGGGATTAAGTCCAGATGATTTAAAATCTAAAACTCCAGGATATACTATTAAATTAAAGGATAAATCATGACTAAAAAAAAGATCAATATATTACCGGCAATAATAAAAGAACCAGAAAAAAATAATCTGGTTCTTGCTGTTGATAGGCTTAAAAGCATAAGTCCGGAAACTAAAAAAACTTATAAATTCGCTATGAAAAGCTATGATAATTATTGTAAATCAAAAGGTGTTGTTGCGGATCTTGACAGTTTAATGGCCTGGCTTGAAAGCGTAGATGCCAGCACTACACAAATGACTTATATAGCAGCGGTTAAAAAGATATTTTCCGAGATTTATCGAAATGATCCTAGATTACCGGATTTAAAAGCTAGTTTGGAAGAGATAAGACCGGTTAAAAGAGATATGACGATAACCTCATCAAAATATCTGACTAAAAAAGAAATAGATGAACTAGTTAAAATCAGCCCTCCCAGATTATCTCTTATGATCGAAACCATGTTTATTACAGCTCTTCGTATATCTGAATTATTAAATCTTAGGCATGATCACATGACTGAGGTAAAAGACGGTAAAAAAACTTATTATGAAATGAGAATTGTGGGTAAGAGAAATAAGGAAAATACGGTTTATATAAGCTCAGAGCTTTACAAGAGAATAAACAAAGTTTTCAACAGTAAAATCTTTTTATTTGAACATAATGGCAGGCAATATCGGAGAGAATTTATCACAATGGAGATTAAGCGTTTTGGTAAACTCCTGGGTAAAAATATCAGTGCCCATAAAATTCGACACTCACGGGCCATGAATCTTGCCGAAAGAGGGGTAAGTCTGGATAAAATAAGTAAATTCCTTTGCCATGCCAGTATAGGAACTACGGCTGGGTTTTACCTGCATTCTAAACCTTCTTTAGATGAGTTAAATATATATAAAAAGTAGTTATCAAATCTGATAACGTGAGAAAAAAAGTTTACAAAAAGGAGAAAAGTTAAAATGAATATAAAACCAATAGAATTAGGATTTAATTTTTATAAAAAATATAGATTTTTTAATTTTTCAATACTTAAAATTAATCATGAAAAAGATTTATTTGGTGTTTTTTATAATAATGGAACAGTCATATTAACTATATTTTTTAAAGAATTTGTATTCAAGCAAAAATAATAAAGTGCTTGACAGATATTGAATAATATTTATTATCAAGTAAACTTTTTTTCATTAACTTCTCCTATTTTATTTTGCGGAAAGCCTGGGAAACCAGGCTTTTTGTATTAATATTTAAAAATTTCTTACAATCCATTCCAAAGCTTTTTTCTTACTCATTAAATAATTATTTAATTGTCTAAAATCATTATTTTTAGATATTTCACTTATAGTCCAGTTGCCATTATACCCCCTAATGGAAAATTTTAAATCCTTATAATCAACAACAATAAACTGATCCCCTTCTTCTATTATTTCAAATTCATCTTTTATATCATATAGTTTATTAGTCTTGCCATATATATATTTTTTTGATTCAATAGTTTTAAGAACTTTACGAGCGACTTCATTTGTTATTTTTTCAAAACTTTTATCATCAACTTGTAATGCTCTTATTACCGGAATAATTTTACATATAACCCATTTCTTAAAAGCTTTAGAATTAGGTTTGTCAGATCTTATAATTAAATTATAAAGACCTGATTCGTTAATAATATATACTGCCCCAGATAAACCTCCCATGTTAAATATAGTCACTTCATCATCATCAAGCATTGCTATTGCTTTTGATACATCCGATAATTCCAGAATATCACACACATCTTTTGCGACCCAGAAAACCTCTCCATTAACCTCTACTGTTCGCAATTCTTTTGATTCATAATTAAAAATCTGTAATTCTTGCATATTTACACCATCCTTAAAATAAAAAAGGGATAAATTTCTGTCATCCTAGCCGATTAACAGAAAAATATCCCTTTTTAAGAGTTTTAAAGATTACTCACGTCCGGCTAGGTAGCGTCAATAATCTCTTTACAAATACATAATAATTAAAATTTACATCATTCGTCAACAAAAATTTTGGATAAAAAGTTAAAAAATAGACTCTGACCATATACTTAAACGATAAGTATATGGTAGTATTTAATCAGATTTTTTAAACATTATATACTGGTTTTAACACTAAAAATCAGTATATAGTTAGGTTGTAAATACAATTATAAAATTCTAAAATTCTAAAATATTTGTAAATTTAATTACATACTGGTTTTTAAAAAATAATCAGTATGTAAAAATAAGTATGTAATCAGCTATTTTCATTACGAATTTGAATATACAAGAGCACTGAATACTGGATCTTATTCTTTATATATTTATATATTATCTATATATATGGATATTAATATTAATAATGTATAGTTATTTCAATTACATACTTTACATACTGACTTTTTAATAAAAAAAAACCAGATGTAATGACATAGTTCTTTTCTCTATATGCAATTAGTTTCATACTATACAAAAATATACATGTTTTTATATTTTATAAATATATATATAAAGAGGGGGTGTTATTTTTTGATTTTTTTTAAAAAAACCAGTATGTAATCGTTTTTTGTTATTTTATATAAAATGATTGACAAATATTATAATATATATAAAATGTTTTTATTAAAAATAATAAAGGAGTTAGATTATGGCAGATGAAAAATTAAATCTAATGGTTAGGATTAAAAAAGATGATTATGATTTTTTTAATAAAATCCAAAAAGAGAATAAAGCTGAAGGTATAGCTGGAGCAAATGTATTCAGTCAGTTTGTGCAAGCTTATAAAAAAGAACGAGGGATAGATAATGCTTAAAAGAGAAATGGATAATTATAAAACTGTTCACGATTTTATTAAAGGTAGTATTGATTATGGTGTACATATATGGACTTTTCCAATAGCTCCCGATACCGTGGGTAAGAAAACTGATAAGACAAGTGACGTGCTTGTAATTGTTAAAAATAGAGTTTATCAACTTTATGTAACTTGTTGTGCTTCGCAAACTGAAAATGATGCGGAAAATTTATATAAAAAAAATGGTGATTCAAATCCTGAAGATTATTTTTCTGTATTTGATGATTTGCTTGCTGATATTATTAAATTAAAAGATCCTATTGCTCAGATGAAAGTAAGGAAAAACTTTTTAATTCATGGTTGTTTATTACCTATTGAAATTATGCTTATAAGGCAATATGTTTTTGCTGCCGATGAAAAGAAAATTGAAAAACAGGCAAGTAAAACGGATAAAGTATTTGAGTATATTAAAAGTGCTGGAACTGAAGGTAGAACCGGAAATGAAATTACTCAGTTTATAAAAAATTATAAACCCGAACTCCGAAAAGAAGTTGTAGAGCTTCTTACTGAAAACGAAGATATACGAATTGTCGAAACCGGCGAAGGTAGAAAAAAAACTACGGTTTATTTTTTTAATAGAGATAACTAATGGTAGTATTGATGTTGCCAAAAGTAGAACTGCCAAGAATTAATGATAAGTTTAATAAAAATTTCAGTTTAAAACAAACCTATCGAAGTAAAAAAGAAAATCTTGTCCGAAGATTGATTGATGATAATAAAGGACTTGAAAAAGTCAAACCACCATATCAGGTTGAAATAGAAATTGGAACTCATTATGATATAGACTCTTGTATTAAGCCCTTACTCGATTCTATGCAAGATGCAGAATTGATTGACAACGATAAGAATATACTTAAAATGATTATTGAAAAAGAAAAGGTAAAACGAAACGAAGATAATTGGATTATTGTAACACTAATACATTATGAAAAAAGAAAAGGTATGAGATGAAAGATAAACAAAGGCAAAGAAGCCGTCAACTAATGGAAATAAATCTTTACAGAACTCTTTGTATAGAGCTTATTAAAATAATTACTGCTTCAGGTATAAAATTACCTGCGCATGTGATGAAAGTGGTCGATGTATGCTTTCCTATGGCATCTAAAATTGTTCCAGAGGGACTTTTACAGGAAAAACGATGTACGATATGCTCTAAGGCAAAAAAATGCAATACAGGGCTTTATCGCTTTGCTATAGGTGGATGTGGGGATAGGTTTTCTAAAAAATGGTGGTTGTTTTTTAAGAGGATAGGATAATATGCCCGAAGATGTAAAAAAATCTAAACCAGTAAAGAAAAAATCGGTTAAGAAAAAAAAAGAATCTGATCAACCTAAAAAAATTGAATTAAAAGATTTTAAACCAGATCACCAAAATTTTATTTTAGAATATATTCGTACCGGTAACAAAGTTAAATCTTATATGTTTGCTTATCCTAAATCTAAATATGGAGCAGCAAGTGTCAATAGTTTTAAGTTGCTAGAAAACGCTAGAATTAAAGAGTATATACAAAGTTATTACGATGAACTATGGAGTGATAGGAAAAATGAAATAAGCAAAACTTTTAATAATCTGTTAAGAATTGCTAATGCTGATATTGCCGATGTCGTTGAATACGAAGAAGACGGTATGAGAGTTAAACCTTTTAGCGAGAGTGATACTTTTTTAATTGCTGAAATAAAAGAAACAGTTAGCGAGACTATGAACGGTACAAATGTAAACAGATCTGTTAAGCTTAAAGATAGTTCTAAAGCAATATCAGAGCTTGTCCGTGTGCTTGGTATGATAACTGATAAGGTCGAACATAGTGGTACTATAGAAATCGTACCAGCTAAAAAACCTGAGAAGGGAGAAGAAAAAGAATGAGAAAAAGAATGAAATTTAACTCAGGAGATAAAGTAACTTATAAAACTCCATATAAAACCGAAAAAGGAATTGTTAAAAGTATATCTGATGAAAATTATACTTTTGTTGTCTATCATTGTGGAGATGATTGGAAAAATTATAGAGATTATACCGCAGCGAGAACACCTAATCAAAACTTAGTTCATGGTTGGAAATAATATATGACCGAAATAGAAAAAGATAATGAAATATTTGATGAAAAAATAATAATCAATCATGATGAATGTTGTTTCTGTAAAATAGAATTGACTGAAGCTAATAAAAGTGTTTATCGTATGCATTTTAAAACAGATGATAATAAATCAAGTATTGGTTGTTTATGTTTAATGTGCAAAGAAACATTTGAGCGTCTTCAAGGTTCTATTGTTTGTAAGCCTGTAAAGAATGAAAAAAATATAAAAAAAGAATTGATTAATGAGGGATGGACTGATGAATTATTAAAAGTTAAAGAAGAGAGTGAATTTGCAGTAATAAATTAAAATAAAAAGGAGAGAAGATGAAAGAAGAGATTATTGAAATGTTAGCAAGTTGTAATAGAGATGGAATGGCACATTTACTGCATTGGCTGGAAAATGAAACTGATTATTTTACAGCTCCAGCAAGTACAAAATATCATGATAGTTTTGAAGGTGGATTAGCGAAACATTCAAATAATGTTTTATATTGTCTTTTGAATGTTTTAAAAATAGAACAATTTTCTATATTTGATATAGATCGACAATCTATAATTATTTGTGCGTTGCTTCATGATATATGTAAGACTAATTTTTATAAAGTTTCTGAGAAAAATGTCAAAGACGAAAAAACCGGTAAATGGAATAAAGAAAATTATTATACCATTGAAGACAGTCATTTTTATGGACATGGTGAATGCTCTGTCATGCTAATTGAAAAGCATATAAAACTAACTGATGAAGAGCGTTATGCAATTCGTTGGCATATGGGCGCATGGAGTGATGATAAGACTGGTGCATTGAATAAAGCTTTTAAAACCTATCCGCTTGCGCTTGCTTTACATATGGCTGATATGATGGCTTCTAATCTGGAGATTGAATAATGAAAAGTAAATATTCTAAATGGATTCCGCTAACCGTTTATAGTAATGCAATGATGACACGGTATTTGCTTATGGCAAGGAAAAATCATAAAACTGGAATTATCAGTTTTAAATCTGTAAAAGTAAATAGAGTTACATCACATGATACTTTTCTTACTACTTTAGAAATGAGTACACAGTTTAATAAATTACTTGAAGAGGTTGAAAGTAAATGAAAAAGTTAATGTTTATATTTTTATTGTTTTGTTTCATAGGTTGCAATGAATTTACCGGAGATGGAATTGTTACTGATAAAGGTATTGATTATATTGATATCCGGACGATGATAGACGGATTCGGAATTAAAGAAACTGTAAAAAGTGATCCTAATAGTATTTCTATGTACTGGATTAAACTTAATACTTGCGAAGATAAAATATATATAAATCAATTTTCATGGGAAGATCTGGAAATTAAAGATTTTGTTAAAGTTGGGCCGGAGCATTCTGATATAAGATTTCAGAAGGAATATTGATTATGGATTTATATAAAGAACTCGGCGTTAATAAAGATGCAAATATTGATGAAATAAAAAAAGCATATAGAAAACAGGCAAAGGCAAATCATCCGGATAAACACGGAGATGAAGAAAAAATGCAATCTATCAATAAAGCTTATGCAATATTAAAAAATCCTTTTAAGCGTGAACGATATGATAGATTTGGAGAAGAGGAAACTGTTAATAATGATGATGCAAAATTAACTCAAACAATTTGTGATATTGTTGCATCTTTAATTTTGAAAAATCCTGATGATATTAAAGTTTTCTTACAAGGTTTAAAACGTGAATGGAATAGTAATTATAATTCAGGTATAATAAAAGTTAAACAAGAAAAGCAATCTTTAGAGAATTTTAAAAAGAGAATATTAAAACATCCTGATAATGATATTATAAATAATTTTATTGATGGTAAAATAAATAATTTAGAATTACAAATTATAAACATTGAAAAAGATTATGAAATAAGATTAAAGGCTTTGGGTATTCTTTTAGATGATTATGTTTATAAAATAAAGGCAGAAGATCCGTGGGTTGTAAACGCTCGACAAATGGGTTATACAATCATTGAAGGGTTTGAATAATAAATGCCTATCAGCAAAAATAGAATATATCAAAAATGTAAATATTGTGATCATACAAATATACATTTAAAAAATATGAAGTTTCCTGATTGTACATTGAAGAATAATAATCCTATAGTAGTTGGTTGTGTTTTGGGATTAGATTTTGTTTTAATTTCTCCTGAGTTGAAAAATAAAATATGAAAGTTGATTTTTCTAATTATTATGATATTTTAAACCCTTGTTATTATGATTTCTTTGAAGATAATAATCGAATAAGACTTTTATATGGAAGTGCCGGTTCAGGTAAAAGTTTTTATTTAACTCAGGAATATATTTATAAAATTATTGTATTAAATAAATTCAATTTGCTGTGTATGAGGAAAGTGGCGAATACTCACCGGACTAGCTGTTTTGCTTTATTTCAACAGGTTATATCTTCGTTAAATGTGGAGTCTTTGTTTAAAATAAACAAAACAGATTTAACTATTGAATGTATTCATAATAAAAATATTATTATTTTTAAAGGATTAGATGATGGGGGAGAAAAAATTAAATCCGTTACCGGAAAGAACGGTATTATTACATCTATATGGATTGAAGAGGCTACAGAGTTAACAAACATTCAGGAATTTAATCAGCTTAATGTTAGACTTAGAGGTAAAAGCGAAATACCTTTACAAATCACTCTTTCCTTTAATCCGATTAGTGTAAATCATTGGCTTTATAAAGAGTTCTTTTTAAAGAAAACTTTTCAAAAAAATTATTCAGTTACTATATTAAAAACTACCTACCTCCAGAATGAACATCTCGATGAGGATTATAAAAATGTACTTGAATCATATAAAGATATTGATGAACAATTTTATCGAGTGTATTGTCTCGCAGAATTTGGAATTTACGGCAATACTATTTTTAATAATTATAGTTTAGAATCTTGTCCTTATACTGAGGATGAATTTGATTCAATATATAATGGATTAGATTTTGGTTATTCACATCCGCAAGTGCTAGAAAAGCTTGGATTTAAAGATGGTACAATGTATTCTTATAATGAATTATGTTTATTTGAAAAAACAAATAAAGAATATATTGAGGAAAATAAAGAATATGATATATTGCATGAAAATGAAAATGTTATATGTGATAGTGCCGAACCTTCAAAGATTAAAGAACTGGTTCAATATGGTTATGGTGCAATTCCAGCAATTAAGGGTAAGGATAGTGTAAGTAGAGGTATAGATTTTTTAAAAAGTCAAAAATGGGTAATTGATCCTGATAAATGTCCAAGACTAGCTCAAGAGGTTGAACAATATCATTGGAAAAAAGATAAAGAAGGAAATATAACTGAAAAACCTGTAGAACTCTTTGAAGATGCAATCCACGCATGTTTTTATGCTTTAGAGCCATTGAGCCGATCAAAAGGCAAGCCAGGCGTTTTATCCGGTTCAATTAGTGATCAGAAAAAAGGCTTAATAGAAATAAAGAAAGCAGAAAGAAGAAAGCGTAAAGAAGTTATGATTGCACAACGTAAGAAAAAAAGAGAAGATGTTGAAAATTTTATTGAAAAGTAAAAAAAATTGTTGACAGGGTTTTCTATAATTGATAGGTTTTTAATCAGTAAAGTAACCCATTAGAATAATAATGGTTGAGAAGTTCGGTACATAAAAGACTCATTATCTTTTATTATGGTTCGATTCCATTTTTCTCACATAAAATCCTACCGTAGCCGGATTTGCGGATAAGGTGTTAAGATGCTGACGTTATCAGCTATAACGACTTAACTTAGTAAATAATGGGAATACCATGAGGTTTTATAAGCTTCACCATTATATAAGTTGCTAAAAACCGGTTTTTCAAAAAGAGGTCATAGTCATATGGCTGAGAATACGAGAATGGGGCAACCTTCTATGACCGTATTTAACTTCTTACTGCTAAAACCAGTAAAGACTGCTTTTTCCCGATTATAGCAGTAAAAGAAAATCGGAACGGGGCAGTAGCTCTAATGGGAGAGCGTCTGGTTTGCAACCAGAATGTTGTGAGTTCAAGTCCCACCTGTTCCAAATTCCAGCGACAGTATGCACTGGAGTAAAAAATAATTAATTTAGGTTATATTGAATTGTTTCAAAGATTTCAAAATTGAGCTTTGGTGGTCGCAAGATAGAAGCAAAGGCTTATAACCCTGACTGGTGACGATCCCAGGGCCACCTAAAAAATCAAAATTTAAAATTAAAAAGGAGATAAGAGAAAATGGAAAAAGAAAGAATGACTATTACAAGAGGACTGAGAGAGCTTAAACTTCTTGATGATAGACTTATGAAAACAATTTCAGAGATGAAATTTGTTGATGTTTATCAGGGTAAAAATCCTGGAGTAGTTTTAATAAGCAAAAAACAAAAAGCAGTTTTTGAAAGTGACATAAAAGAAAAGATTCAATCTTATGAAGCTCTCTTAAAAAGAAGAACTGCTATAAAGTCGGCTATTATGAAGTCAAATTCAGAAAATAAAATAAGAATAGCAAGTAAAGAGTATTTTGTAATTGACGCAATTGAAAAAAAATCATCATTAAAGTATGATAAAGAATTTCTAAAAAAAATGAGATCAGATTGGGTTCAGATTTCAAACAATATTGAATCTAATCGAGTTAATATAGAAAATCAGGTTAATACTATTGTAACTCAGGCTTTTGGAGCAAATAAAACAAATGATAAAGAAACTTATGATAATATCGCAAAGCCTTTTATCGAGGCTAATGAATTGAAACTTGTTAATCCGGTTGATATTTACAAAAGAATTGAAGAGCTTGATAAAGAAATTGTTGAATTTGAAGCTGAAGTTGATTTTGTTCTTTCAGAGTCAAATGCAAAAGTTGAAATTGAAATAGAAATTTAAAAAATATATGGAGGCTTGTCGAAAATCATAAACTTATGCTCGCCAACTCAAAGGCGTTAAAATCAGAGATCATAATAGCAATGGCAATATTGCAACTCCCTGTTAAGGAGCTTTAGAACAATGAGTCAACGGTTCAAATCCGTTTATTCCCATAATGCGGAATATAGCTCAGTTTGGTTAGAGCAATTGTTTGAAAAAAAAATGAAAAGCTAAAAAATTATGATTTAACTTTTAAAAATCAGGATTAAAACTTTAAGCCGTTAAAATTAAAAAATATAAAGTTTAAAGATTGATAAAATCCTTGACTAATGGTTAAAAACTGATAGCATAATAGAGAATTGATTTCCACAAGGCTGATAAGTCTCCATATTTTAAAATTTAAGAGGTATGAATGTATAATAAAATTTTCAATCCGATGAGTGAGGCTCTAAGGCTTCTTAGAGTTTATTCAGATATAAGCCAGGGTGATATGGCTTTAAATCTTCAGTTTCAAAATAATGTACTTTCTCAAATAGAAAACGGTCGAAGGGAAATAACCGTTAAAACTCTTGAAAAATATGCTGAATTTTTTAAAATTCAAGTTAAAGATATAACATTTTTTGCACAACAAATTAAAGAAAATAAAGATATAAAAAAAGAAATATTTTTAACAATTATGAAAAATATTAAAGAGGGTGTATGAGTTTAAGAATTGATTCTGAAAAATGTATTCATTGTGGTATGTGTCATGATAATTGTGAACATCATGGCTTAACTCTTGTAAGCACTCATGATACTGTTTTATATATTCAGAACATGAAATGTATTCAATGCAAAGAATGTATAAAAAATTGTCCGGCTAATGCAATTTATGAAGAGGTAGAAAATGTCTAAACGCTATTCACAAATAGGTAAAAATATTATAGAATGGGATCAGACCTATTATATAACTTATGCTGGGGGTAAAAGAGAACTTCCGGCTAAAGATCAAAAAGAATATGATAAAACTCTTAACTTGCCTTTTGCATTGCAAAGACAGGAATTAAAAAAACTGGGATTTGAAAAGAATCCTAATGTCGTACCGATTAAAGGATTGTCTTTGATTGAATTATTTAAAGACAGATCTTTTATACCTTTTTTTGATGAGTATTTTAATCAATCACATTTAATTCAAATTCATGATCAGATTGTTTATGAGTCTATAAAGCAAAAATCTTATGACTTGTTGTTGAACATTTAATGAAAATAAATATCTCTAAAATTATTCAGCAAATATATAAATCTGAAATACCGGTTCGTATTGAATTTATGTATGACATGGGTTTTTGTTGGAGCTTGATTGATGAGAAAATATTTCCTAGAATATTCTATGATTTTAAACTTGAAGGTGTTGCTATAGAAAATATATTGACAAAAGATAAAGTTCCTGTATTTGAAAAGGATTGGATTGCTAAAGGAGTTTCACAATCTTTTGACGATGCTATAAAAAAACTATGTGAGGCTATTGTAGAACATTTACCTGAAAGTAGTTTTGCTGAATGGTGGAGAGGTATAAATTGAGGCATAAGCATGAAGATTTTGAAGAAGATGAAGCTAGTGTTGATAGCCGTGAACGCAATAAACAGTTAAAACAGGATTTTGATGAGCTTTATATTCATAATTGTAAAAGATCTGGTAAAAAGTTTACATGTGTTCAAAATACTACAATCTTTGTTAGCGGAAATATAACAAGGTTATTGTTACCGCCTAAAACTCATTATGCTGATTGCCTTAAAAGAATTAGCGAAAATATGTATGTACAACTCAAAACAATAAAGGAGTAACAGAAAATGACATTTGAAAAAGCGATAGAAAAAGTCTTTGATCGGGACGAGAAAAAATTCGGGACTGTTTTTGCAGAAAGAAATACTCTTTCCGGACTTGATGAACTAAAAATTGCTGCGAAAGTATGGAATATTGTAGCTTTAGCACTGGAAGAAAAAGGGCTTGACGATTTTATTATTATCAATAATGTAGGTGGTATTGTATCTATTCCCCTGAAAGAGGAGAACATTAAAGATGATTCTAAAGGAAAAAGCAAAAGTCCGAAGACAGAGACAGCTTCAGATGATGCTGTAAATGGCAAAGAAGAAAAATCAAAAGAATCTCCAGCCACAACAAAGCCAGTTAAGTAAAGATACATATCTTGATGCTTTTAACGCCGGTCGTGCAGCCGTTAAAGCTGCTGACCGAGCTTTATATAATTCAGTTCCTAAAGGAATACAATATAACTGGCTTCATAACGTAAACTACAATAATGTAGTTTATCCTATAGATAAAATCCCCGATAGATTATTAAGACTCATAGAAAGAAAAAATCCCGTAGTTGGTGCTATTACTACTTTGCGTATTCAGCAGGGTATTGAATATGCACATATCAGCCATGATAAAGATGTGCCTGGTTGGGAAATATGTTTATCAGATGAAAAAGCCACAATAAGCCCTGATCAGGAAAAGCAAAAGAAATTTCTTGAAAATATTCTCATGTATGGACATAGAGAAGATTATGCGCCTTATCAGGTTTCGGACATGCCTCCAACTTTCAGAGAACGTATGACTATGTATATGAGAGACAGACTTTTAATTGATAAAGTTTGTTGGGAAATAGAAAGAAACCGTAAAGGTGAAACTGTTGCGCTCTGGACTCTTGACGGTGCGACTATATATCCGGTTTTACCTGGTGGATTTTATGGCAGTGTATCTCAAATTAGCACGGGTATGATAGGTGGATTTAATAAACTTACCGATGAAATAAGAAAAGCAAAGATTGAAAATATACCTCCGGTTGAAGAAATTGCTTTTGTACAGGAGCTTTTATATGGTATGTCTGGTGGAGGAATTGCTGCTGCTTTTAGGAATACTGATCTTATTTATGATATAAGCTCAGATCTTAATGATATTAGATATTATAAACAAGGTTATTCTGTAGTTGAAAAAGCTAATATGGCAGTTACGGCTTTTATAAATTCGTTGTCTTATAATAGCAACGGACTTTCAAGAGGTGCAATCCCGAAAGTTGCTATAGCTATGGGAAAAGAAAGCGGATATACACAACCACAGCTTGAAGACATGCAAGATGAGTGGATGGCTAATTTTGAAGGTGTAGACGGTCAATGGAATATCCCTCTTCTTAATGGTGATGCTAAAATATTAAATCTCATGCCTAATAATAGAGATATGGAATATCAGAAATATATGGAATTTTGCGGTGCATTGATTTGTTCAATCATGGGTGCAGATCCGGCAGAAGCTGGGCTTAGATTTAACCAGGCTCAAAATGTATTATCAGAAAACCAAGATGCAAAACAAGTATTTTCTAAGAACAGAGGACTTAATCAGCTCTTAGGAGATTTTGCATATATTGTTAATCGTTGGCTAAGAGAAAGCGGATATAAGTTTGGAAGAGAATTTGTATTTAAGTTTAATGGACTTGTTAATTCTGATAAAGGATTTGAAGCAGATCTGTTAAAGAAAAAAGCTGAAACTTATATGGAAGTTAACGAAATAAGAAAAGAACTTGGTTTAAAACCTCTTAAAGACGGAGATATAATTCTTAATAGTATATATTTACAGGCTAAACAGGCTAATGCAATGTCAGAGCAAGGTGGGGGAGAAGATGGAGCTGAAGGTGAAAGTGACGAAACAGGTTTTGGTGGATTTAGCGAAGATGATATTGACGGAGCTGTTGACGAAGCCGTATCAGGTATGGAAAAAGCAAAAAGCATAAGATTAATATAACGAGGTATAATAATTATGACGGTTAATAGATTAAATATAAGAGCTTGCCAAGTTCTTTATCTTGCAAAAACATATGATGTGCTGATTGGTATTTATCATGATGATGAACTTGATAATGCTCTTCAGGAATGGGCCTTGAATAAATGGGGTGTAGCTCTTTCTTTACCGGCTGCGCTTGTATATAATAAAGATGTTACGGAAGTCCTGACTTCAATGGCTATTGACAGTTATGCGTATTTGCAAAGCCCTGTAAGCGCATATATGGATATGCCTAGATATGCAGGTATAAAAGGAACTTTTCCCACTCTTCCCGTTGTTCTTGATACTAACAGTAAATATGTATGTCCGGAAACAGATATTTATATTTATTCTCTAGCTGGACAGGATGGGGTTTTCGGAGAATATAGTGTAGCCGAACTTGCTCTTACGCCGAATGTAGGAATAAACTTTTTAGGCATATCTTATGCTAGTGCCGTTCCTGTATGGGTGTTTTATACTGCTGAAACATCTTATAATTATTCTTCTATAATTCCAGTTGCTACAGTTCTCTATTTTCAAAGCACAATATTTAATATTCCATTTGGTCAAACCGGTTATGGACTTGCTGAAAAAAGTCTTAAAGTAGGACATAGACGTAAAAAATTTGAAATACTTGATACTTATACTTTCGTTAATTCAGGTCTTTATGTTGAATTGAGTGCATTAAAAGTCAGTAACGGAGTAGAAGAAATAGATTGCCTGGCAATGGACACACAGACATTGCTAAATGATATGTATTTATATTATAAAGACAGTTCTCAGGTATGGCAGACTTCAAAAGTGACAACGATTGATAATCTTCAATATCAGAGTGCTTCCGGTCTTGCTAATCTAAGTGCTGGAGAATTTGTTATAAATAACATCTTTAGAGTTGTTACAGAAGATGGATTATTATTATTTAATGTACTTTCTAATAAATTTGCAACTGCTCAATTAGCAATGAATTCCGGAGAAGTTGAAATACCTGCGATTATAAGAGATAGTGCCGTTTGTGTAGGCCGGTTTATAATTGAACAGGCTTCCAGTTCTCCAGTTGTACAAAAAGTTCAAAAAGTAATATTTGGTAATTAAAAATGAATAGGGGAACATTTGATAAATTATCCACATTGAAGTCGATGTTCCCGTTTGTGGAAGATGGGGATTATGCAGAAGTTTCTGAAACTAGTTTAACTTATGTTTTTAGTCAAGGAAGCTGGAATCCTGGAACACCTGCTGCTTATTCTAATACATTTATAGAATTACCGGATACTCCACTGACTTATAAAGGTAGTGTCGGTCGTGCTGCTGTTGTTAATCCTGAAGAAGATGCTCTTATTTTTGTCTCCACGGAAGGAACAGGAGATATGCTTGTTGTAGTATATGATCCACAAGGGATAAATGATGATGCTTTTGATGTAGATAATCATACAGATGGTATAATAAATAAAGTTTTTTCTGCTGAAGAAAAAATAAAAATAGATAATCATATTGCTATAACAGATGGGAATCCTCATGGTACTGATAAAATTGATATAGGTTTAGGAAATGTTACAAATAATGCACAAATTAAAAAAATTTCTTCATCAGTCAATGGAAATTTATTAGAATGGGATGGAATTACGGGTGATACTGTTAAAGATTCGGGTTCATCAATATCAGATTTGGAAATTTTTTTTACATCATTTTCTATAGCTTTAGGATAGGTGAGATATGAAACAATTAATCGGACATGATATAGGAACTTATGTTTTTGATAAAGTCGCAAAAACTATAAAATTTTCTGGTGTTACTATTACACAAGATCAAATATTATCAATTACAAATACAACTCATGGAATAGTATTATATTTATTTAATAAATCTACACTTTCTGGTTCTTTTTCAGTCGATACATTGACGCTTGATTATGATACCTCTTCAATGGCAAATACAGATAAATTACAAATATTTATAGATATACCGAATGTAATAGAAATTATAAAACCAGTTGATGAATTAGACGTTGCTTATGGTATAAAACAAATTGATGGAAAGCCTAGAGTTTCATCAATGCCTTATGTTTATGATATTGCAGAAGGAAATGTTCTTAATCATTATCCATTGACAAAAATAGGATATTTGCCTTCATTTACTCAGAATGTAAATACTGATGTTTGGAGTTATGGAGGAGTACAACCTGTATATTTATTTCCTGACGTTGCTATGGGTATGGAATTTTTAAGCTCTGATAATACTGATGATATAGGTACAGTTATAAAATCAGGAACATCTACAGGTGGAACAATTACAAGTCTTATAGATTCAGGAGTTGATTTTACTACCGCTACAGCAGTGGCAGTAGGAGATTGTGTAGTGCTTGATAAATCAGGAACTACACCTGAATTTGGATATGTAACTGCAATAGCGCAACATGAACTTACAATAGCAGGTGGATTTAGTTCTGGTGGATCTGGATTATCTAGGGCTTATGAGATAATAGACTCAAGTGCTCATGATGGAGGACATGCCGTAGAAATATCCGGTTTAAATGGGAATTATGAAGAACAAAAAGAAATAGGAATTTTAAACGGAACTACTGTAATACCAACAGTTAAATTAACATGGTTTAGAATAAATAGTTTTAGAATAATAGCTGCTGGTGTAAATAAATTACCAACAGGAAATTTAACCATTCGACATATAAACAATACTCCTGTTTATAGTTATATTACGACAAAATTCACTAGAGCGAGAAATGCTATGTATAATACTGTTCCTTTAGGTAAAAATTTATATGTGACAGATGTTTCTGGTGGTTATGCAATAGCAGGAAGCCCAAACAAAGAATATTGTAGAATTACAACAAAAGCAAATATTGATCCTACAACTAAATTTAAAACAGATGGAATATTTTATCCTTTTACCGATTTATTTGCACAAAATATATCTGTTTCAATAATGTTTACTATGCCTACAAAATTACCTCAGAAGACAGATATAAAAATTTCAGCGATAGGCAGTGCGAGTGGATCAGTAATTTCAACATTAAGAGGTTGGTTGGAATCAAATTAAATTTAAAGTACGTCAGAGGACGAAAAAGGTATGAAGTCATGCAGCAACAACAATTTCAGATTTCAAATGAAATTTTATTACAGATTATTGTCTGGCTTGGTTCTGTCAGTATTGGTTTGTTATTTACTATCGGGGGTATTATTTTATATGTATTTAGAAAATCTACCAAAGACAATGACAGTGAACACTGTAGAATTGAAACCGATAATAATTCAGAACATATTAGAATTGAAAAAACGATAACAGATAAATGTAGTGAAATATCTTCTAATCTCTGTATTTTTAGAAAAGAAATTAGAGATGATATAAAAGGAGTCCACGCTAGAATAGATTCACATTTAGAGGTAGAATAAATGAATAAATCACAAGCAAATATTTTAATTTCAATAATAGAAACTCATTTTCAGTTTCAAAAACAACATCCAGGAAAAAGATCTATTCTTTTTGATGATATTAAGAAAGTTCTGGAATGCTCTCAAGATTATGCTGAAAAATTTGCTAGTACACATTGTAATATGGTTAGTTTTTGGGGACTTAATTATTCTCAGAAATTAACTACTATGCAGTATGATGAATTTTTTGAAAATATGCTTGAAAATAATTTTTGCAATAAAGAAGGTAAGATCAAAGTTGAAAAAGGTGTTGTCTGTGAACAAATCTTTGGATATGATTTTAAAATTAAATATTTTGAAGACTATGAAGATGTTTTAAACCCTTTGACAAGATTAAATCCTGAAAAAGGATATCAGCTTAAAATGAAAGGCGATACAAGCGGATTTCATTTTATTGCATGTTATATAGATGTTGAAACCGGTTTAATGATGGGTGTAGATTCAAGTTATAGAGGTACACCTTTTATATTATCCGAAAAAGTTAATTCTAAAAATTTTATATGGTTATTAGAGGTTTAAAATGACTAAAAAGCATGAAATAGATAATAAATATGAAGCAGGTACAAGCATTTTCAAAGAAACTTTAAAAAAATGGTGGGCCGTAGCTTTTTTAATAATAATTTCAGGAGCAATATTTTTTATCTTGCAAATTAAAACATTTCAGTGTGGTAATGTAGTTATTGAGAAAGATCCAATAAAAACACCATTAAAAAAATAAGGAGAATATAATGATTAGAGATTTTCTTATTGTAATATTTATTTTTTGTTTAACTCTTGCGTCTTATGCTTCAGAATATGAGTCTCCAATGTCAATTTACAAAGATAATTATATAATTGCCGGAGATAAAGACAATCAGGTAAAAATTCAATTATCAGCAAAATTTAATATTTTTTATCCTTCAAATACCGGATTTAATTTGGGTTATACGCAATTAAGCAATTGGTATTGTTATGGCGACAGAGATACTTTTTATACTATGTACTGCCCTGAAGTTTTTTATAGATTTGAAAGTGGTAATAATCTATTTGATAATGCTGTTATACCTTTTATAGATTTTTTACAAGTATCTCCAATAGAACATAATAGTACAGGTGTTGAAGGTGAAAATCATAGAAGTATAAATCAATATTATGCACAGGCTCAATTAAGTTATGGAGAGGTTTATAATGTAGGTGCTGGCGGTAAATATTTTAGATACTATTCTATAAGTGATAAAAATGAAGATATAAATAAATACAGAAAAAATTATGAAGCAGATATATTTTTTAAAATACGATCTAAAACTGTAAATTATTTAGATAAAGAGGAACTACATTTTAAATTTGGCGGTAATCCTTTAGGTAATGGCTGGTATTGTATAGAGGCTCAATTCAGGCTTATATCAAGTAAATTTCAGCCAAAATTTATGATCCAATACTATAAAGGATATTCGGAATTCATGGTTCAATATAATCGCAAAGATGAAGCGGTAAGGATAGGGTTAGTATTTTGAGTAATATAAAAATACCGGCAGAAATATGGTGTAGAACTTGCGGTTATTTTCGACCTATAGCAAATCAAAATAAAGGTAAAGCTGAAGAATTTAGAGAAAGAGTTAATTTAAAAGTTCCTTCTCATGAAGTTTTATCTTCTCAAGTTAAAAGGAGTATATCATGAATAAAATAAAAATAATAATTATATGTCTTTTAATTCTTTCCGGTGCTGCTAATATTTTTTTCTTATCTGGTTGTAAAAGCTTTGATCCTGTAATCGTTCCAGGTCAACCGGATGAATGTAATGATTTTTATTCAGTTATGAAATATTATTCAGTTGAGGGCAAAGACAGTGCTTTTGTCGGTACAGTTTATAATGAATGTAAAATAGCAAGAACTAGTGTTCGTTTACAAATTAGAGAGAAACACTGTAAAGAACTTATATATGGTCAAGTTGAATTAGATAAAGCTGATTATAAGAGATATTCAGAATATCAGGAATGTTTGAAATAGATATTTATGCCTGATGATAAAGACCAACAACATGAAGTCAAAGAAGAAAGATATGTTGAAGATTTAATTCTTTATTATCAGACTTATGTAAATGCGGTTATAAATGAAATATTTGTAGGTATAGGCATAAGTCTTGGTCAGACAGAAAAACAAGCTTATGCAATGGCTAAGACAGATCCTAAAAAACTTGAAAAAGCATTTTTTAAAGATGTATTTGAAAAGTTTAAAAATGTATTCAAACATAAAATTCCTAAATTCAGATTAAAACAAAATATATTTAACAAAGGCAAGCCATTAACCGAAAAGCAATGGGATGTTATAAGTAAAGCAATAGCTGAATACTGGAAACAAAATACTTCCAAAGTCACTGAAGATGTAACTGTAAAAGGTTATGTGCTAGGCATAAAATCCTCTAAATATCGTAAAACTAAAATTGATAACACTAAGAAAACCTTACCTGAAATAATCAAACATGAAGAAAAGGAAAGCGGAAAAAAATTTGCAGATAAGTTTGAAGAAGCTTATAAACGCTATGATTTTAAAAATAGTGAAAAAAATGCTATGAACAGGGCTTTTTCAAATATAGCTATGCACGTTTCTGATACTGGTGATGGAGTTAAGCAAGCCATAAGAAAAGTTGTTACTGAAGGTATAAATGAAGGTAAAAGTCCGGTTGAAACTGCTTCAGATCTATATTGGAATATTCAGAAAGAAACCGGTAATGAAACTGCTGAAAGTGTAAGAAAAAATTGGAATAGGATTGCTGCAACAGAAATGAATTCAATATTTGAAGCCGGTATTTTAGCTCCTTATGAAGCACAGGCTATGGAAAGCTTGAAGACCGGTAAGGGTGTTTATTTTGTCAGAGTAAACGGAACGTGCGATTGGTGTAAACCAAGACAGGGTACTATAGTTAGATTAGTTCCTACAAGCATAGTAGGTGATGTAAATGATGACAGTTTAAAATCTATGGGTATTGATGATCCCTATACCGATATAGCTATATGGGTAGGTAAAAACAATGTAGGTAGGAAAAAACAGGACTGGCTTATATGCTGTCCTGCTCACCCATTTAACAGAGCAAGCTTTTCACTTATTGATTTAGATACACAAGAATATGAACCTAAATTTGGAAGAGTAGTTAATAAAGTTCCTGAAAGTTTAAAACAATATGGAATTAAAAGAGATACATCTTTTGCAACTCCGGAATATAAAGAAAGTAAAAAACCGGTTAAAATAGGTGATAATCTTGTAAGATTTTATGATAGTGTTTATGAAGCTGTAGACAAAGAAAATTATAATAAGAAATTAGAATTATGGAAAAAAGATCCATCTCAACCTATACCTGTTAGTCGTAGCAGTACAGATTATAAACATATTTTTGGTGATTTATAATGATCTTTGATATTAATCAAGATATTATCATGGACACCATAATGTCAAATATTGAAAATGCAAAAGAAGAATATATTCAAGAAATAATTGAACGTATAGATGATTCAATTCCTGGAGTTTTAGAATTACTTTTAAATGATTCCACTGAATATTGGAAAGAAACCGCAATAGGCAAAGGTGGTGGATGGGGAGAAATATATGCCAGTGCCATTAAAAATAAAGGTACAAGTGATGGTGGCGAAGTTTATATTGATGAAAGTGTAAAAGGTAAAAATAATAAACCTGCAAAAATGTTTTCAGAAATGGTAGAAAAAGGTGTTAAAAGTTGGTCAATACAAGATGCACTCTTAGCAAGTTCAAAGGCTAAAACAAGTAAAGATGGGATAAAATATATTGTAGTACCTTTTCCTGTTCGTACACCTTCTAAAAAAGGACAGGGTAAAGTAGGTTCAAGGTTTGGCGGTAGAGAGATGTCCTCTGATGTGTATAAAATTGTAAAAAGTGGTGGTAAAATATCTAAAGGAACAATGCTTACAACTGCATCAGGAAAAGAAATAGATATTGGAGGTCTTACAAGATTTCAAACACAAAAATTTCATAGTGGTTATGGTATATTTAGATGTGTAAGTAAAAATTCTAATGGATGGCAATATCCTGATAAATCTCCAAGACCGGTATTTCCAAGTGTTGTAGATTATGTAAATAAAAGAGTGGCAGAAATAATTGAAGAACTCTGCCAAGCTATTGTTAAAGAATTTGATATGAGAGATTAATCAAAAACCTTAATCTTTATATTCTCACCAATTCTTGACGGATCTCCTCCATAAATATTAAGTTTATTTTTTATATCATCCTGAAGAGTATAATGAGTATTACCGTTCTTACATACTTTTAATTTAAAATACTCGTTTTCTGATTCAGGTTTTTTATTAGTTCTTAATTGATCTATAATTGTATGATCTGGTAATTTTTTTCCGTCCAGGATATAACAAAGTTTCTCAAGATCATCTGTAATAGTTGGCTTATCTCTATAATAACCAAAAACACGAGAATAATCATATGTGGTTATAATAAAGGTTGTATCTATGCCGTTATTGTTACGTTTCTTTTTAGTGCTGGAATTGTAATTACTACCTCCAGTATAATAATAACTGTCTGTAATTCGTTCATAAACTGATTTCATCATGGTTTTGATATTATCATAAATAATATCTTTTAAACTGGCTATATATCCTTCGGCGTTTTCAATAGTAAATACGGGAAAATCAAATTGATCAATTTGTTTCTGCATTTTTTCATAATCAGTACAGAGCATATATTTTTCAAGTTCAAATAATCTGATAAGATATTGCCAGCATGTTCTATCAATGTATTTTTCAGCTCTGTTATCACTATAATTATCAAATCTATATTCAATTCGATAAGGTCGATAACCTTTAATTTCAGAAAGATCTTTTTCTATTTCATTATCAAGCTTTTCAAGCATTGATAATTGAGTTAAAAGTATTTGTTTAAGATTAAATATTTCAGTTATTGATTTGCGCTTTACTGGTAAATTCATTTTATCACTTCCAGTTCAATATCTACAAAATTCAATCCACCTTGTTTATTTTGAATATATTCTAAATTCTCAGGACAATTATCAAGTTTAACAAGAAAACATTTAGATAAAAATCCGGTTTCAGCTTCTTTTGAGATTATAGTTCCTTCTCCGTAACAAGTTTTAACTCTATCGTTTATTTTCACTTTACCTTCCTCCTGCACTCTTCTAATAAGCTTTCAAGCTTTTCTATTGTAGGATTACGGTCAAGAATAATCCGTACATATGTAATACTTCTATCAAGCAATAGGCTTAATTTCTCTGTACTGCCTGCTCTGTGAATATAAAGCCCTATCTCTTTTGCGAGATAGAGCTTTAATTCTGTTCGGACTTCTTTATAGTTTTTACTGGTGATCATTTATCCTCTGATTTTTTGAAAGTCTTTTTAGGTCTTTTACTGTCGTGATGTTTGACGTATGCCATAACTTCAACGTCTGACATATTCACTTGTAATGCTTTTTTAAACTGCTTAATGCTTTTTTGTGTCATTGTCCTTACCTTTTATCCCTTTTTTTATTTTTAATAAAGCTTTGATTCTTGCCTTGTAGTGTTCGTCACTTTCTTCATAATATTTGAGCTTACCCGTAAAGTCATAGATCGGAATTGTAAAGTTTTTGTTTTTAAAATTTCTTACCCTTCTTAAAATACAATTCATAACTTGCCTCTTTTTTAGATGGAAGATCTGGTTATTTTGCTATATACAAAATTGTGAAAAATATTTATTCATATCAATTTTTATTATTTTATTATTTTCTAGTTTAAAATAAAGATATTTATGACCAACTTTTACTAATGTTGAATTATTATGAAAAGGGTGAGAAAGTTTCCCAAGATTTTCAATGGTGTTGAAATATTTTTTCATTTTGTATCTCCTTTAAAATCAATCTCTTATCTATTTATACTATTATCAAATCTGATAATGTTTGTCAACAATAAAAGTTAAAATTTTTTACTTTTTTTGATTTTTTTTCGTACTTGACAAAATCTGAATTTATTATGTAAATAAACCATTATTAACCAGGAGTTATTTATGAATAGAGATCAAATAATTGATTTAATAGATAGACAAATAGACTTTACTGATATGAAAAAAGCTGGTCTTGCACTGCAAAAACATTATGAAATTAATTCAAGACGCATGGAAGCAATAGATGTTAAAAACTGTCTTGCTAATGGTCATCCAATTGCCATACAGGGAAAATTGATTATTGGTTATGATATGCAAAAAGCTTTTGAAAGTAGTGATAGCGAATTTTTTGATATAGAAAGACCGGTTGAAGCTATTGAAATTGTTGAAACTCTTCCAGAGCGAGAATATTTCGCTATTGTAGGTCGTAACGAATGGGGAGATATTTCAGAATTTAATAATATCATAGGTGATTTAAGACTTGGTGAAATATATCTGCCTAAACATTCTGCAATATTCAACTTCTTAAATCCTACGGAAAAGACTAAAAAAGAAAAAATTCAAAGTGTTCTTAACGGAGTTCAAGTAATTGTTTATGAAAGAGAAAACTATGTAGATAACTGCTTCCATGAGATCGGACACCTGTTCTGGAGAACTTGTACAAGATTTGAAGAAAAGATGCAATTTAAAGAATTATTTAAACATTTACGAACATCTTGTATTTATGAATACGAATGGGAGCGAAGTACGGAAGAAGAGGTTTTTTGTACAATTTATAAATGGTATATGAAGTCTGTGCTTATAAACAAGAGTTTTTACAACATACTTGAATACGAAGAAAGCTATGGACTTAAATTATTACAAAGTGTTTTTGACCGTATCGCTAAAGAACGGATCATTGACGATATATGGGAAATGAGCAAAGAAGATGTTATTGAATATTTAAACCCTCCCCTGGATAAAACGACCGGAAAATATATTCGTAAATCAGGTATGTTTGATAAGATTAAAGATATAGAACTGCCTGAAAGCATATTGAACCGGATTGAAAGCGTACAGAATGGACAGGCTTTTGTTGGGCTTGGTAAAGCCGTAGTGCCGGTTAATAATAATCTGATTGATTTTGATAGAATTAAAATGATACCTTTGGAGAAAGCTAATGGTAAACCAACAATATATCTCGATCAAGATGGAATTGTTACAAATTTTGCAGAAGCCTACAAGATAGCCTTTAATCGTGATGTATTTAAAGATGACAGTTTTACAGTGACAGAAATGTGTAAAACTGAGCCAAGATTTTTCTTAACTATACCAGTATTACAGCGTGGTAAAGAATTATATAATCGCTTGGTTAAAAAGTATAATATAATATTTCTCACAACCGCTATGGATGAACTTGAATATTGTAGATCTGATAAAGTGACTTGGCTTAAACAGAATATATGTTCAGAGCCTACAATAATATTTTCTGATAATAAAGCTGATTATGCACATTCTGAAAAAGATATACTCGTGGATGATATGGCTCATAATTTAACCGCATTTTATGAAGCTGGAGGGACTGCAATCAATTTTAATTCTATGTCGAATGATGAGATAATGCAAAAGATTGCAGAGACATTAAATCCACAGGAAGAAATAAGACAGATAAAGCAACAAATTAAAGAAATGAAAGTTAATGTAGAGCCGAGTGAAAAACAAAAAGAGAATGGAAATTACGCTAAAGGAAAAATAATATTTAAACAGATACCAATAACTATAGAAAATCCAAAGGGAAGTATAAGATCAGGCATAGGCGCAAACGGTGTGAAATGGTTGTCTAAAATGAGTTCACACTACGGATATATTAAAGGTACTGAAGGCAATGATGGAGATGAAATTGATTGCTTTATTGGAGATGATTTCAGCACAAACAAAGCCTTTGTTGTAAACCAGGGTTTTAATAATTTATTCGATGAGCATAAAATTCTCCTCGGTTTTAATACAATAGAGGATGCCAGAACCGCTTTTCTGAAATGTTATTCTAAAGGTTGGGAAAAGAATATCATGAACATAGTACCGACCAATACAAAAGTGTTGAGACAGTGGCTAAAGACCGGCAATTATAAAGAGCCGTTTAGTGGTGAGTTTAAATAATGCTTTATTTAAAGGTTGGTGAGAACAAATATATAAAGCTTGAAAGTCTTGAAAAGGCTAGAAGTCATAAATATGTAAGTAGAAAGCCTGATGGAAAGGGTGGGTGGAAATATTTTTATGCGGATAAAGATAATAAACCTTCGGTAAGAATGGCTAATTACAATGACAAATCTTTAAGAATTTATAACAATTTTGAAGGTAATATTTTTAGTGAAAGGCATGGAATAATACAATCAACAAGTAAACAGTCTATCATTAAAAGTATTGAAGTTGAAAAAGAAATTGTTAAGAATACAGATTTTGAAACCGGCGCAGCTTTTGACAAAAATGGGAAACTTCTAATAAAGAAAAAAGGTGTTTATGATAAAGTTAATTTTGTAGATCCTGAATACAGAATAATAAATGGTTCGGAAATTTTTACACATAATCATCCAGAAGACAAATCTTTTAGTGATGACGATCTTATTTTCGCTCTTGTTTTAGGCATTAAAGAAATGCGAATTATATCTCCCTTAAAAACATATTCTTTTAAAATTAGCCATAAAAATAAATCTAAAGATTTACAAGAACTTTCTGATAATATAAAATATTATCAGAAAAAAATAATTCAACATCAAAAAATTATTCAATCTGAGAATAGTGATTTAATGAATCAAAATCCTGATGAATATTTTTTAAAAAAAGATCATAAAGTGATAGAATCACTAAAGAATGATTCTAATTTTTTAAAACATTTTAACATAAATTACGAGGTAAAAAATAATGAATGATAATTTTTTTAATCCCATAAGTAAGGAAACGAAAGAAAAAGGTTTTTTTTCTTTAGGAGGTATGGAAAAAGATATAAAGAGGCAAGAAGAATTAAAGAATATAAACCTTAAAGATTTGGAAAAAGAAATAGAAGAACTGGAGAAGAGATTGGATCATGAATAATATTGAAATAAAAAATCCTGAAGTCCATATTGACGGATCTTCTAATAAATTATTTTATATTTTTGCAGATAAAGTCTTTAAAACAGGTAATAATCAAACCGAAAAAGAACAGCTAAAAGTTAAAATCAATAAATCAATACTTAATATCGAAGAAAAAAATATGCTATTAGGTTTTTTATGACAGATTTAGAGAGTAGAAATTATCGTAAAGTTTTTCATCCAAATGGAATGAGTATAGATACTATAGATATGAATGAATCTTTTAAATGGGAGAAATCTTGTGAATATAGTTTTTCTGAAAAATCAAAACTTATAACTAAGATATTAACAAAATATGGTATTGAGGATGAAATAATAGTTCAAAGATTAAAGAAATGTTTACCAAAAGGTAAAAATGAATTTTTATCTTATACAGATAATGAATACGAATCATTAATAAAGGAGTTTAACTTATGAAAACAAAAATAGACTTCTCGCTCTATACTCCTCAGATGTTGCGTGATCAGATTCAAGAAGAGCTTTTAAAAGTCGATGATGCAAAGCAAGCGTCATACAATGCAATTGTTTTTCTCAATAATTTATATGGAGCAAAGAACATGCAGAAGGCAAAAGAACTTTCCAAACTTATAAAAAAACAAATTATTGATAAAACTGGTAAATCAACTACAGTTTATGTCAAACCCGAAGGATCTAAAACTGAATGGCTAAATAAATTCATTAGTTTCTTTGGATTTAGTAATGCAGGTCAAGCTAATCAGCGTATTGAACAGGATTATAAAAAGCTTGAACTTGATAAAAAAGGCGTGACCTGGTCAGATTGGAAAAGTCATGTAAGTGAATATTTCAGCAATAAAGATAAATGGGACAGATTTTTTTCAGGTAAATCTTCAGAGAAAAAAGCTACAGAAAAAAAAGAAGATGCAAAAGCAAAGAAAGCTGAAAAGAAACCGGTTAAGCAGACTTTTAAATTATCTCTCATGAAAGTAGTTGCAGGATTGTACGGTAAAGCTCCGGAGAAGAAGAAAGAAGAACCGGTAAAGGCGGTTGAAAAACCCATTGAAAAACCTATCGAAAAGCCAGTCGAAAACAATTTTGATACTATGCCAGAAACCGTTGCAGAACCTGAACCAGAACCAGTTAAAGAAGAGCCTGTTAAATCAGGTGAAGAAACTCTTCAGGGTAAATTCGATAGATGGAAAACAGGAGATTTAACAGGTGTTGAAGGTCATAAATTTAATATGACTAAAACTATGATGGGTAAAGGTGGTCCTAAAACATTTTTTAATGAAATTATTATAGAGAAAATATCAAATGGATTTATGAGTTATGTTGATGCTGTAGGTGGTAGGGAAAGTTTTTCAGGTGGCATTTCTGAAAAAGGGTTTATTAATGATTTAAAAAATGGTTCGATGATTCCCGTAGGTCTGGAAAAAACCATTGATACCGGTAACGGATCTAAGATTGAAGCTGTTAAAGCCTACACTCCTGAACAGAGAAAAGAGGTTAATGCCGATGCTAAAGAAGCGGCGAGAGAGGGTTATTTTAACGAACGACCGGCTGAGATATTAAATGTCGGTAAAGATGTATGGGGTGCAGCTAGACATAATTATGATACTTATCAGCAAATGAACGCTGATGTAAATCAAATGGAAAAAGAAGGAACTGCACAAGCATATGTAACAAAGAAGAACCTTTTCGGAGATTATGGACTTGCCAATAAAGATGAAAGAGTTGGCAAAGGTGAAACCGAATATAAGGTATTAGCAAGTTTTGTAATGAGAGAATATCTTTCTAAAATGCCTCCGAATAATCCTACAGATAGAGCAATGTATATGGATTTTTGTCGTGCCATTTCAAGACTTGATCAAAATACAACTGATGCTAAAACATTTTATTTTGGTATGGCTGAGACTTTTGCTCAGATGTTTCCGATAGAAGCACAAAAACCAGCCACTCCTGGACAGGGTATAAGCGTACTTGATATGATACCACAGAATAGAAAAGGTAAAAAACCTGAAGACATTATAGGCCCTGTTCTTACGGCTTTATTCTATTCACTGAATCAGCAGGCTAATCAGAGCCGGAACATATATTACGGTATGGATAAGAAAGAACGTAAGCAGATGGATGTAATGAGTGCAGCACTTCTAGCTGAAATCGGTAAGACTAATAAGACTTATAATGAACTTGAAGTTATGATTTTTGGAGAAACAAAACTATCCGGCATTAAAATGAAAAAAGGTGATGCGGTTGTGTTTGCTGAAAATCTTGCTGATCATGTTTATGCTATAAGAATAGATTATGCTAGTGATGAAGATAAATTAAAGCATGATGCTTTAATAAAAGAAATTAATAATATTGGAGCAGATGGTCATTTTCTATATCTTTCAAATAAAGAAAAAGAAAAGAAATTACCTGAACTCAATAAGAAATATGGAACTAATTTTACTATGGATAAATCGTGGGAAGTTACGAAATATATAGATGAATTAGTAAGAGAAAAATCAGTTGAAGCTGCTAAATATAGAATAAGAACTAAAATTTTCCCAGAAGAAAAAGGACAGATTATAAAAGTTGGTAAAAGTGATATAGAGGTTGCATTCAAATTTCCTAATGGAACAATTAAAGGTTTTAGAATGAAACCAAGTGAATTAAAACCTGAGAATGTAGAATCTATTTCAAAAGACATAAAAAGGAAAGAGACACTAATATTGAATCTTGCCGTTGAAAAAAAAGTAATTCGTAAAGGTGGTAAAGATTTCTCAGGTCTTTCAATTACTGAACTTCAAAATAAACTTACCGAAGATTTTAAATTCAAAGCTATTCAGTACGGAAACAGTGTACCAGATGACGAAAGACAGTATCATACACAATGGACTCTTGAATCAATGTCTGATCTTGAAGATATTACAGGCATACCATTAGAGCAACTTACAGCACGGGGTAAACTTGGTATAGCTTTTGGAGCAAGAGGTAAGCCTATCCCTGGAATTGGAGCAGGTGCTTTAGCTCATTATGAACCTACAACTAAAATGATAAATATTACCCGTGCCAATGGTTACGGCAGTCTTGCTCATGAGTGGGCGCATTTCGCCGATAATATTTTATCACCAGATATGAATGATTATATTACTATTCAGCCCAAAGCTATTGTAAAAGAAGTAAACTCTTCTAATATTAAAATAGGTTCGATTTATGAACACGAAACAAGGAAAGGTAAAAAGACAATTACAGAAAGATACTATTATGATGGTAAAGATCCAGAATGGCCTTTTGCTAAATTAAATAATGGTCAGAGTGAACCCGATAGTAAATCAATGCACTCTAACTTTTATAAATTTAAAAACGGGCAATCTCTAAAAGTTTTAGAACCTGATAATTTACCTTTTATGGAGATAGCTTCTAAAATTGCAAGATTATCACAACAGTCTTTGCACGATCAAGCCAATAAGATCGATGATGGAATAAACAAAAAGCATATATTAGAAGATCCATATTTAAATGACAGAAAAGAATGTTTCGCCAGAGCTTTTGAAATATATATTGCAGATAAACTCAAAGAAAAGGGAAGAGTGAATACATATCTTGTAAGTCATAGAAAAACATTTGAACAGGATGGAGCTTCAATTTATCCGCAGGGAACATTTAGAACCGAAATAAACAAAATGTTTGATGAGTTTTTTATAGAAATAAACAAAAATCAGGAGATGAAAAAAGCAATAGACAAATTATTAAAACAGAATAAAAATGTTTATATAAAGAAACTCAATCCCATAACTCAAAAGCCCGAATACAGGAAGGTAAAGTGACTAACAGACTTATAATTAAACTGGCTGATGGTCTTTATATAGATTTAAGTAAAGCCCGAAGTCATAAATATATCAGTCGCAAACCTGATGGTAAAGGAGGTTGGATTTATACTTATTATAAAAAACCTGTTGGAAATAGTTATGCTGTAAATTATAATGATATGAGAGATTTTGATTATGAAAAAGCAGTTCAAATATATAAAGATACAGAATCTATAAGAAATATTAAAAATTATGAACATTCAAAAATATATGATAATAAAGGGATAGTGTTACTTTATAAAATATTTCCTAAAACTGGAGGGAGTTTTACTAATGAAGAATTAAATAAAATTGAAAATTCAAAATTATTAATACATAATCATCCTTCAGGAGATTCTTTTTCCACAAAAGATATTCAGTTAATTATCGAAAAAAATATAAATGAAATTAGAGCCATAGGTCAAAAAGAAAAAACAAAAACTATTTTTTCTTTAAAATTGGAAAAACAAATTCCAATTGAATTAAAAAGAGATTTATTGAATTACCATTTTAGCTTATGGAATATAAATAAAACAACTGGAGATAAATTTTTTGCTCATAAAACAATGCAAGATTTTATAAAAGTTTATGGAGAATATTTTAAATATGAAAGAATTAAATAAAAAAGATTTTAAAAGAAATAAAATTTATCATGAATTGTTTTATCCAAATTCGCCTTTAGGTTTAGATGGAGAAGAAATGTCTTCTGAAAAATTTGCGGAAAAAATAAAATCTTCTAAAATATCTGAATCAGAAAAAAGTAAAATAATTAAAATATTGATACAAAATTATGATTTTATAGATAAAAATATATACAACAGAATAAAAAAATGTCTACCAAATGGATTTAATTCAATGTATTCAATAGAGGATAACGAATATTTTGAATTAAAAAAAGAGTTTAATTTATAAAAAAACATGAATATTATTAATAAAATGGAAGGTTAAATAACATGGCAAATAAAATATTTTTTAAAACAGTTGAAGGTAAATATGTATCACTTGATAAAGCTTCAAATCCCGAAGATAAAGTTCGTAAGGTTATGGGTGAGTTTAAAAGAGGTACTTTACATTCCAGTTCCGGTCAAAAGGTAACTTCAAAAGACCAGGCTTTGGCAATCGCAATGTCGGAGAGTGGATTATCTAAACAAATGGTTGCTGATATTCTTATTGATTATGATGATATGGAAAAAGCAAGTCAGATAAAAGAAGGGATTAAAGTAGAAAAAGAACATATTCCTACTATGAAATATATTAAAGATAAGTTTGGAAAATATCATAAAATGGCTAATACTGAAGATATTGCCGAGCACATCGCCGGAGACCATCTTGAAGAGATAAAAGATTATTATACAAGATTACTTGAAATGGAAAAACAGGCTAAAGGCGATAAAAAAAGACCTCAAATCGAAATTGATGTAATTAAATTTTTAATTGATAATCCGAATCCTGCGGATAGTAAAGTTCATACTTTTAGTGATAAAATAGGCATAGACACACATAAACTTGAAGCGATATTCTATAAACTTGCTACTGAAAGAGCTGAAATGAGTAAAGACATGCAGAAAGCTAAGTCTGCAATAGGTACTACTGCAACTTGGGCTGACGGTAAACAATATCGTAAAGTAGCTGAAGGTCAATGGGAACAGGTTAAGGGTGACGGTAAAAGCCATAATGCTAAATTAGGTGGCGGAGCACATGGTTATGGCAAACACGATGTAAGTACAGCACCGAAGCTTCATAAGAGATTTATGGATTATCTACAGAACATGAGCCAGGAACATCGGGACATATTCAGAGGCGGTAAGTTTGATTTTGAAAAGAAAACATTTACAGCTATAGGCGGTAAAGTAGCTTTGCTTTGGAAAGATGATAAAGTTAATATTGTTAAGACTGATAAAATGGATAAAGCCCGTGTGACCAAATATATAAAAAGAGTGCCGAAGCCGTCAGGTAAGGGTTATTATTATTTCTATACAAAGCAGCAGTTTAACCAGTATAAAGAGACTGGAAAAGTTCCTGAACAAGAAAAAGGCGATTCAGCTTTACAAAAGATATTCAAATTTTTAGGTGTTGATAATTGGATGGACGGTAGTAAAAAAATAGGTTCAATATACGAATCTAATAAAAGCTCTCTTCTTGAAAATAATGTCGATAAAAAGACTTTTGCTGAATACAGTGTAGAATACTTATCTAATAAGGAAAAATGGGATTCTCGTTTAAGTGGTGAGAAAAAAGAAAAGTCAGAGTCAAAGCCTAAGTCTGAACAGCCTAAATCTGAGAAAAAAGAGAGTGGTGATAAAAAAGAAGGTAAATGGAACATGGGTGTAATGCGAGCTATTGCAGGGATTTATGGAAGCGGAGAAATAAAGAAAATTGATACAGAAATGCCTATGCCTACTACTCCCAACAAAAAAGATGATAAGAATAAAAAAGATAAGGAAGCCCCTAAAAAAGGTTTTGAAGATGAGCTAAATGAACGGGAAAAAGAAGGTAACAATAAAACTTATACTAATAAGATAAAGCAATTACAAAATGAAATAAATAGTTTTTCCAAAACAGCTTCCGGAGGAAGTAAATATTCTCTTGATTCTAAAGGAAATGAAGATTCTGGAGAAATGTCTATTCAATTAAAAGATAGTGTATCTGGTAAAATTATTCCTAATACACAAATAACTGGTAAAATTAAAGATTTTTTAAATATTAAAAATCAATTGATTGAAAAAATGAAAGAAATAGACAGTAATGACAAATCCCCTGACAACTTCGATACTATGCCGGAGGGGGACGATATAGAAAAAGGCATAGAGGATTATTATAAAAAAATTACAGAAGAATTTAGTAATGAAAAACCTGATTTAAATAAAATCAAGAAAGTTGCTAAAGAAAAAGCTGATAAAATAAATTCAATTATGAATAAAGAAATTTCTTTAGATACAGGCGGAATAGTTAAGTCAAATAAGAAGTTTATACTTGAAAAATATGATCCAAAAGAAGATAAAATGACTTTTAAAGATAATAACGGAAAAACTCAGGAAATAACTTTTTCTAAATTTGAAAAAGAAAATCCTAAATTTTTTAACAGTCAAAAACCCTCCGCAACCGAAGCACTGAAAACTTTTACGATAGTAGATAATAATAATCCTGAAAGAACCGTAAAAGTGCAAGCTAAAGATGAAAATGAAGCTAAAGATAAAGGTGCTTCAGAACTTAAAACTACAAACATAAGAACTTATGAGTCAAGTAATAAAGTAGAAGCACTGAAAGATGAGTTGGGGAAGAAAAAGAGCGAGAGTAGAGAAAGAGAAATAACTGTTTTTGGTAAACAGCAAAAAGTTAAAACTAAGCCGATAGAATTAAACTTGGGATATGGTCATCCTTTTGAGATTGCTAAAAGAGAATTTGGAAGTGGTCGCTCAGATTGGATTATTCTTGAAAGTAGTACGGGTTTAAAGGTTGGAGATGGCAAAACTCAAAAAGAGGCTATTAGTAACGCTGAATCTATGATAAAAAATTATACTCCAACAGAGAATGAATTTAAAAAATTAATTGAAAAAAGTTTATCTTCCGAAAATGTTTTAAAACGTGAAAAAGAAATAGAAAAAAATAAAGAAATAGATAAAAAAGTTGAAAAAGATTTTGAAGATAAATCTGAAAAAGGCCAGTCCCAAATAAAGAAAAACGAAGAAGATGATAAGCGAAAACAGGTTCAAAAAGATAAATTAAATTCTTCAGATCCACAGAAAAAATATGATGCAATGAAGGAAGAAATTAGAGATTTTTCAGAAAGAAATAATATATCTGAAAAAGAAATAACAAAAGAATGGATAAATGAAGAAAGAAAACGTTTTCAACAGGATATAAAAGATGCTTATAAGTATAAAAAACCGAAAGAAGCTGGAGTTTATAAAGTTGGATTAAAAGAACTTGATAATATTGAAAAATATCAAAAAGAAATGATTTCTTTAAAAGAAGAACTACTCGGCCCGAAAATGTTCAAAGCCCTGTCAAATCTAAGAGAAGAGTTAATGTTTAAAGCCCAAACTACAAAATATATTAAAAGAATACCCGATCCAAAAGGCAAGGGATATATTTACTTTTACACACAAGATCAGGTTAAAGCATATCAGAAAGATGGAACTATACCAAATCAGCAGAAAAAGCCTAAGACTAAACCAGAACAAGGTGGTAAAACTAACATAGAAAAGCTTAAAGAAACTACAAAAAAAATAGCCACTATTGTTGCTGATGCTTTAAGTGCTAAAGATGCGGTAAATCCTGCTGGACAGGCAGTAGAACAAGCCGGAGAAGATATAAACGAAAAGAACAAAATGAAAAAAAGACTTGAAGAAAAGCAAGTACCTGATAAAAAGAAACAAGTTAATAAACCGGAGGAAAAACCGAAAAAGTGAAAGAAAAGATAATTATAAAAGATGCGGTTAAAAGAAACTGCCCGTTTTGTGGTACTATGTATGCTTACGAAAATAAAGAATTAGGGCAGGTTGTATATAGAAATGTAGCTTTTATATTTATAGATAAAGCAAAAAGCATTGAAACTATAAAATGTAAACAGTGCGGAAATGTAGTAGCAATCAATACTTAAAATTAAGACTTGACAGATTTTATATTTTTGTTTTAGAATGTACTCTAAATAATAAACAAATAATCCAGCCGTTACAAGGAAATGTTTATTTCTCTAAAGAGAGGTAAAATGTTTTTTCAGATTAACGGCTTAACCATCCAAAACCTACAAAAAGCTTCAGACGACAAGCTTGTTAAAGTTGATATTATAGCCAATCATCTTACCGAAGATAGTGACGGAGAAGTAATACTCAAAGAAGCATTTTCTCCCGAAGTTATCAATGATTTTCTTTCGACCGGCGTAATTAATTTCTGGCATGATAATAAAAATCCTCTCTTATCAAAAGAAGAGCAAATGAACGCTTTACTTGGTAAACCCATAGCTTTTAGATGGGAGAATGGAAAGCCTGTAGTTACTGCACAACTTACTAAATCACATCCTATCGTACAAACAATGATGCCTCATCTTGAAGCAGGTAATCCTGTGTATAGCGCAAGCGTAGATGGATCTAAAATGGTTATGCTTGTAGAAAATAGTGAAGGTGAGAAAAAGAAAGTCATACCTAAAATCAAATGGAACGGACTTGCCATAGCCCCCTGTAATTCAGTAATCAATCGAGAACCAGGTGTTAATGTTAAATTGTTAAGTAAGGCAAATGATATAATTGCTGAATTTAACGATATGGATAGCTTTAAAATGATGTCTGGACAGATCTTCTCCCAAGAAACCGAACTCCGTAAAGCTTTATCTGCCCCTGAAAGTGTAGGTGATATGCAAAACACTTCAGGAGGAGTTATAACAAAACAAGATTTAGAAAAAAGCGTTACATCTTTAACCTTTTCCGAGGATGAAGCATGTAATCTTATAGATACAATATTAGGTATTAAAAATGGTTCGATACCAATAACAATAAATGAATATAAGAACCATTTTAAAAATAATGAAGAATTTGCTGATAAGTCTTATCGGCTGTTCGATAAATATTTCAAAAAAAACAACAAGGAGCAATCGTAACATGATAACAAAAGAAGAATTGTTACAGAAAGGAATTGATCCTGCCGAAGCTGATAAGATAATTTCGGCTCTCGAAGGACAAGCTGAAAATTCCTCTCCCCTTGAAGCTCTAAATAAGGCTCTAAAAGATGATTCAGAAATGGATTCTCTTTTTAAAGCAGCCAAAAAGGGAGAGGGTGATGAGGATGACGAAGAGGATGAAGAGGAATATGACGAAAAGTTCATGAAAAAGATGAAAAAGTACATGAAGTCAAAAGGCAAAGAAGACAGTGGTGATGACGATGACGACAAAGGCTTTTTCGGAAAAGAAATGAAAAAAGCTGTTGATGACATTAATCCTGATTCAGATGGACTTGTTATTGAAATGGCTGATTTTAAACCGGTTTTTGAGTCTATGGTATCGACAATACAAAAGATGTCAAAAGCTATATCCGGACTTGAAAGAAAGGTTGAAGTTCTTTCAGAGCAAAACTCTGATTCTTACAGTCTTTTGGCTAAAGCTGCTGCTGTTACTGCCGAAACTGCGGAGATTGTAACTGGAATGGGTAATATTCCGGCTGGAAGAAAAGGTGCTTTAATAGCAGACATGAAAAAAGCTAAACAAGTCGAAAATGTAGATCCTCAAAAAGTTTGGACAGCTCTCGCTAAGGCTGTAAATGCCGGTGATTTGAAAGCTGGAGAAATTGGATCTAAATTTGAAAGTGCTGGAAAAAGATTCGGTTTTCTATCTGATCCAGAACAGGCTTATGTTATGGAACTTATGAAAAAGGAGGCTAACTAAGATGGATGAACTATATATGTTAGCAGAAAACGGGATGGGGGACATGGGGCTTGGCTCTCTATCGCAACTTGAAGCATTAAGTAAAGCTCTTTCTGCCCCTGCGAGTTATACAGATCTTTATACAACTCCAGGTGGCTCACTTACAATGCAATCATTGGAAATGATGCTTGCAACTCTTACTCTTAAAGCTACTGATTTTACTCTATGGCAGGATATGAACAAGATGAAAGCATATTCTACTGTTGAAGAATATGATCAGCAGACTGGTCTTGGTATCTCTGATGGTGGATTTGTTGACCAATTCAGCAATCCTACATTTCAAGACGCTGATTTTATCAAACAAATCTCAATTGTTAAGTTCATGAGAGAAGGTTGGAAGGTTGGTGATGTACAGGAAGCAACCAGAACAACTATAGACATAAGAACAAAACAACAGCAAGCTGCTATGGCAAGGATGTTGAGAAACCTTGACCGTGCGCTTTATAACGGTAACTCTGCATGGATTCCTGAAAGTATTGATGGTCTTGCTAAAACCATTGCTGCTTCTTCTTCAGAACAGATTTATGATATGAGAGGCGGTAATGTAACTATGGGTACATTTAACCTTATCGGTCAGCTTATCACTGAAGGAAATGGTCAGGTAGAAAATGCGAAAATATATGTTTCTCCGGCTGGAGTTCAAAATCTAAGCACTATTACTGAAGACGGTACTACTGCTGCTAATAACAGAAAGATAATGAAATCTGGTGATGCTAATATTACTATCGGTGGTAAAATATCAGGTATTATGACAAATTTCGGTGAGATGAAACCGAGAATGGATAAAATACTTGGTCTTGAATTTGAAGCACAAGGCGTTCCTAAATACAGGAATAATACTACCGGTCTTTGGGTAGAAGGTGCTACTGCTGATAATGCTCCTTCAGCTCCGGCGGTTGCTCTTACTGTTAATGCTGTTGGTACAGGCTCTAAGTTTAGCGCAGGTACAACCAGACCTTCAGGCGTTGCATATTCTTATAGAGTAAGTGCAAGGAATAAATATGGAAGATCAATAGCTTGCGCTGCTGTAACGGCTGGTTCAACTGTAGCTGCCGGTGGATCTATTTCAATTGCTATTACTCCCGCTGCTGGAGATAGCGGTGCGAAAGTTCCTTCTTGTTTCGTAATTTATGCTAAAAAAACAGAAGATGCGAATAATGATTATAGATACATGGACACAATCGCTGCGGATGCAACTAATCCTCTTGCTGCCGTAACATATGAAGATAAAAATCTTTATATACCAGGTACAGCGAGAATGTATGTTATAGACCAAACTACACAGGGAGAAAGCAGAGTTCTTTCTTATGCTCAGTTACTTCCTATTCACAACACAGATCTTGCTAAAGTCGGGCCTTATAGCCAGGGACTTATCAATCTGTATGGTACTATGAAATATTACAAGCCGAATGTTCTTGTTGAAATCAGAAATATCGGTGTATCTCAGACAAATGCAAATCTTTACAATGTAGTTTAAGGAACGGTTAAGTCATGGCAAATTACATATATGTACCTTATTCTGATAATCCTGTAGGGCATATTGCCCCACAGGATATGTACAGAAACCAGAGAATTTTATCTGGTACAGATCCAGAATTATTAACGGCTGACGGTATATTTTTTCTTGATACTTTAGTCCTTGCAACTGGGGAAACTGTTAATATTAAAGACGGTAACGATAGAGTTGTTGTTGATAATATGCTTGGTGTTACATTGAACAATAATCATATCAGATGTGATTATGGTATTAAAATTACCGGAGATGTAATAATGGCTAAAGGCTATCTTGTTGAGAATGTGTTAAATCCATGATTTTAAACGTAAATGAAAGATTGCAGTTTCAATATCTATTACCAGCGCAAGGGAATTTTAAAACTCTTGAACTGGTAGATAGTATTTTACAAAAATTAAAAATAACAAATTTAGAAGAAACTGAAAAGGAATTTTCCTTTAGTCCGGACGAAAAAAATTTGATTCATGATTCTTTTCAAGCTCTTGATCAAAGTAGCAAACTTCCCTATCAATCTCTTTCTGTATTAAGAAAAATTAAGGAGGAACTTGTATGACTCAATATATAGGCGATTATGACGAAAGCCAGGGCAGTCTAAGTTTTGCAGCTCTACAAAATCTTATAGATAAACTTACACCTACTGTTATTAAATCAATCGAAAGAGTGTGTAAAACAGTAGTAAGTGGTTCGGCAGGTGTAGAAGCTGACATACCGATGGGTGCGGAAATTATAGATGTAACAAGTATATGTCTAAAATCAAACGGAAGTGGAAGTATGACTGTTAAAACCAATGCTGATACTCCGGTTGATATTTCAAACGCTCTTCAAGCTGCTACTGCTGATGAAGTTGCGAGAGCTGCTACAATTGATACTACTTATTCGATTGTCGGAGTTGACGGTATTTCAATTTTCGGAAATGGTGCTGCGGATTACGCTGCCGTTTATATCAAATATTTGCTATAAAGGATAAAAAATGACCTGTTCTAATTTAGTAGGTTTTGCTTTTAATAATCCTGATATTACCAATGATTATCACGCCCCCAAATGGGGGCTTTTGGTAAGTCCTCATGAACTTCGATATGATGAACTTTTCGGAAACCCATTAATAGCCGAAGCTGATTCTTTTACATTTACAGATGAACAATTAATGGATTATGCTAGAACTGCTATAGGATTTATGGAAAGAGAATTAAATATTGATATATTACCGAGACTTATAAGATATAGAGATCCGATTGATTCTAATGGAAATGAATTAGCCAGAACTGATATTGATGATAGTGCATATCTAACATCTCTAAAAACAGGAAAACAAAAAAATGCTCTTTATATTAGAGAATTAGGATATGGATATAAAATAATTCAGGCAAGGCACGAAGCCAGGGTTAAATTGAGGAGAAGACCTGTTCGAGCAGTATTATCGGCTAAATTTTCTACGCCGTATATTGATACTACTGCAATAGATCTTATGCCTTTTCGTATGTTAAAAAAAGATTTTTCTGGAGTTCTAACCTTTAGACCAAACAGAACACCTTTAAGAAGTTTAGGTTGGGATCAGGTTTGGCAGACATATTTACTTGCTCCATATCTTCGAGATTTACAGGATATATTTTTAATAGATTATACAACTGGTTATGAAAATTGTGAAGATGTTCCAGAAGACATAAGGTATATAACAAAAAGAATAGCTGCATGTACTCTTATGGCTACATATGGAGATGGAAAAATGTCATCCATAGCAAGCAGATCTGTAAACCTAAACTCAGTAAGTGAGGCTATTTCAACTACAATGTCTGCAACTTCCGCAGCTTTTGGAGCTAGAATTTTACAATATCAAAAAGAAATAAAAACATGGTTCGCTACTAATCGCCAAAAATACAGTAATACAAGTATAGGTGTTTTATGATAACTCAATCTTTTAAAAATGGTAAATCTGAAATAAGATTTGAAAATGCAGAATCTATGGAAGATGCGAAAAAAAACGGATTTACTGATGGAGTATATACCAGGTTTTTTATAGATAATAAACCGGTTCAAAACTATATGGCTTTAATGCAATATATTGTAGATGAAACAAGAAAAACCGGTAAGCGTTTTATACCTCCTACTCATGAAGATTTAAAGAATTTACAAAAAAAAGTTATACAAACTCAAAATAACGAAATGAGAACACAAATACAAAACTTGAAAAATCAATATATTCAAATGAACGCTCCAGAGCATGTTTTAAAACAACTTGATGAAGCTATAGATAAAATAGATTTAGTTGGCATGAGAGTAGTTCAATAATGGGCCAGAATCTAAACATAGGACAGGAAAACAGTCTTGTAGTTTATGGCAATCCCGAAAGCTTTAAAAAGCTGATTAAAAATCATGGTCAATTATGTAAAATAAAACAGGCAATCTTATGCCCCTGTGTCACAGCAAATAATGGTAGTGCTGATATGTATTGTACTATTTGCAAAGGCACTGGTTTTGTATATACTTATCAAAGACGTTTTATGGTCGCAGATGAACAAAGTCAGGTTAATTGTGATGTCACTGAAGTAAATCCTTATTATATACCCGTTCTTGAAGTTTCAAAAGTTGAAAGAGTAACGAGTGTTGTTCAAGGTGGAATTCAGACTATGCCTGTAACAAGTTTTAATGAAACTACTATTTTTGTAGAAAATAATATAGACGCAAAATATTATGATAAAATGAGAGTTACTTATTTTTTCGATGGATGGACGAAAGTTGAAGGTGATATTTTAACTGTAAATGAAGAGCATGGTTTAATGTGGCCTACTGAAACTTTTTTTGATGCAGGGTATCAAAGCAGTAATCCTTTACAAGCTGAAGCCGATATTACTCAGATCAATAGAGTTTATAATATTGTTACGGGTGTGGAAATTACAGAATATACGAGATTAGGAAATGCAATAAAAACAAAAGAACCTATTGTTTCCGGTCAAATGGCTGCTGATTATTATTATGCAGATCTTACTCAGATTATTACCGCAGATTTAAAAATAAAAGATGACAATGAAGTTTGGACTTATGAAATGTCATCCGGAAATTTAAGACTTGCTTTATTTCCGTGGTGGAATGTTGCAAAAGGAGATATTGTTGTAATTGCTGCGGATGCTCAATTTAAAACAGAACTTTTTGTTCATAGAGGAGATCTTGATCAACTTTTTCAAATGGAAGTTGTAGAACTTAATGATGTCTGTATGGATAGTGACGGTAATACTTATTATAGAGATGAAGATTATATTCTTGTAGGTAATAGATATGTTTCATGGATTTCTGACAATAAACCAAAAGATGAAAAAACAGTTTCTTTAAGGTACGGATTTAAACCGGCATTTATTTGTTTTGAAGATCAGCCGGAGCGTAATAATTTAGAGAATAAAAAGTACCCCACAATTATATATGTAAAAGCATGGACTAAAGAAAACAAAGATGATATTACTAAATTGTTAACGGCGGTATAATGACAGTTATAGCTAAATATAGCGATTATTCAGTTCAAAGTATTGAATATTTTATAGATGCTATTAAGGATGAATTAGCGTTAAGAGATATTTCAGGACTGACTAATAACACTATACAAAAAATAAATGTAACGAAACAACATCCACTTGTAACGCTCATGGATAGTTCAATTAATCCGAATAAAAATCTTGATGATACAAGATCAAGTATAATACCTGCAATTTCTGTAACTCCTGGTAATATGGCTGATGAAGCTGCAACTATGGGTAAATCTTATCAAGCTTTTGTTATTGATGACGATTGGATTACTGAATTTAAAGAAATTGTAAATAAGACACAAAAAGAAATTTTGGAAGATGGATTGATAACAGTTGATCAGGCTAATGCTATTATGACTGAATATAGGCGTGGTCAGGGTGTAATGCGTTGTCAAAAACATATGTGGGGATGGAATGAGGAGATAAATATTAGTTTGTGGTCTAACACTCCGGATGTTGATGTTGTTATGGCTACACTTCTTGATAGTATTCTTGCTGAAATTGCTATGGGTACGGTAGGTGATAATTCCGCTTTAAAAAACATGAAATATAGACCTACAAAAGGTCTGACTAATTTCAATTTCGGGCGTGTTCTTTTCGGTACAGAATATAACTTGACATTTTTCAATACTTACCATAATTATACGATATTCACTGAAGATCTTATATCAGGACATGATCTTCAAGGTACATTCACAGTTCCAGGGAGCACGGAAACATGGCAAACACCGACCGAATGACGCTAGATACTTACCTTGCTAATTATTCAACAAAACGTAGAATAGATGGAGTTATAAAACAATGGTTTGCGTCTAATTATGGTGCAAAATATTGTGTTAAAACTAAAGAAGAATGGGAAAAAGATATAAAAGATTTTTTTTCTAAGACTGAAAAGAAAATTTAATTAAGAGGTAAAAGGTATGGCAGTATATTATGATTTTGCCGGACAGAAGATTATAAAACCTGGTTCATATACTAAAAGGTCTTTTCCTGCCGAACAAGGGTTGGGAAATCTTACCGGTCGTGTTATTATCATGGGAGAAGCTACAAAAGGCGGTATTCCTTTTGATGCTTATACAGATGTCGAAGACGTAATAAATACTGTAAATGGTCAAGCCCAGGCATTGAATGTTTTCGGAGGAGGCCCTTTATATTATAGTACAGAATTTTTTCTCACACCTACAAAAGATCCGAGATTTAATACACCTTCAAAAGCTGATTGTATAGTTGTAAATCAAATGACTCAGGCTTCCGGAACTCTCAATAATAGCGCAACACCTATTATTGATGTTAAGTTTAACAAGTTTGGTACAGACGGAAATCAGGCTGCAATTAAAGATAGTGCCGGATCTTCTACCGGTAAACTACTTCAATTACTTTATAAGGGCGAAGAGCTTCTAAACAAAGATAATCTTACATTGCCAATGTTTAGTCTTCAATATACTGGAGCTAGTACAGGCGCATTGTTAAGCATAAGTGCTACAAAAATAACTACTGTATGTTCTGGTGCTACAGGGGATAACCTTGATATTACTCTTTCAGAGTATGATGATTTAGGCAGTCTTGTAAATTATATAAACAGTAAATCAGTTTATACATGTTTATTGACTGGTAAAAGTGACGAAAAAGTAAATATTTTTGATGTTGTAACTTCTCAGGATATTTTAACAGCAGCTTATCCATGTGTAGCTATTGTAGAAGCTCTGATAAGAGCAATTACCGGAAGTGAATCTTTTACAGCGACACTACATACCGGAAGTACAAGGCTTGTACCTGATAATCTTAGTGATTATTTGTTTATGGCAGGTGGCACAGTAAGCGCAGCAACTACACAAAACTGGACAGACGCACTTGAAAAACTTGAAAAGTATGATGTAAACTGTCTTGTAATTGCAAGCGGAAGCGCAACTATTAAAGCTCTTGTAAGTTCTCATATTACTAAAATGAATGGCTTGACTGTTAAAAAATATAGACAAGCTATATCCGGAGCAAGTACAGTTGAAAATACAAAATCTTCAAGAATTGCAGAAATGAAATCTTTGAATAATGCTTATTTTGAATACTGTGTAAGCCCATTTAAACGATATGATTATGTAAATAAAGAAGTTCCTACAAATGATTTTGAAGCATATTATCTTGGTGCAATGATCGCAGGTCTTAGATATTCAAATAATGTAGGTATGGATGTAGTTTTTAAATATCTTGATGTACTTTCTACTCCGGAAATAGCTGAAGAAGATCAAAACGATTATGCTGAAGCCGGTGCAACACTTATTCAAAAAACAAATAATGTTTTTAACGGTACTCAGAATTTTGAAATATTGATAAATAACAGCACTTTCCAGGGGAGTCAGGTAACAAGAACTAATCCTGCATGTGTTTATGAAATCAATGTTTTGACTAAGTATTATGAAGAATACATCACGGAGCAGTTAAGAGCATTAGATGGCGTTGCAAATTCTGTAGTTATCGCAACAATACAGAATAAAATAACAACCTATCTTTTCCCTGTTCTTTTCAGGGATTCATACAAATGGATTACTGATTATACAGATCCAGATACAGGCGCAGTTCAAGCAGCTTTTTCAAATGTAGTTTTTAGGCAAGAGGGTGAACAGTTTATAACTACGGCAGTTTTTACAATGTCTGTAACACCTAGATTTGCTTTCAATTTCTTTACTTTTATAACACCAGGACAGAATGTTTAAGGAGGTTTTATATGGCTTTTAGATCAGGTGGAGAACCACAAGGGCCTGTTGGAAGTGGTATAGATTGCTTCCTTATGCAGGATAATACAATTCTCGGTTATTCGACCGAGATGAATGTCAATGAAGACTACATGTTGGACGGCGTTCAGAGTCTTGGATATTACGGTTACAGAGATTTACTCAGTTTGGGATATAACTGTGATTTTGACTTGGGAACTTTTTTACTTAGAGGTGCAGATGTAACCGGATCTGTCTCAATGCCAGGTTGGCAGCCAGACGGAAATAACAATATAAACAGTGCCGGTTTATTTACATTTACCGCATTGGATATTCACACTTTAACAGTTCTTTTTACTTTAATGGGTGCTAAATATGGCGGTGGAAATTTAACTGTTGCTGTAGGTGCGTTAATGAAACGCCAGACAAGATGGCGTTGCAGAATGTTGCTCCCCGGTTTACAAACTTCTTAAATACTAAAATACTTTGAATTTTAAAAATCGGGATTATCAAATTGATTTTCCCGATTTTTCTATTTTGTAAATTATTTTTCTTACTTGACAAAAAATAAATATCAATTACCTTAAAACAAATTAAATAAAAATGGAGAAAAACTTTGAATTTATTAAATATGGAAGAAGAGAAATTTAAGGAAATAGAAGTTAAGGGTTATAAATTTAAAATCAGGGCTATGTCTCCTAAAGACAGGCGAATTATAACACAAAGAAGAGTATTTTTACAAAATGGTCAACCCGTATCATCTTTTACAGATGATGATTTTTATTATCTTGAAAGCCTGGCTATGAATGATATTTGCATTGAAAAAATGCCTGATCCGGAAGGAGATAATTTTAAACCGAATATGTCTTGCGATAATTGGGATGATGTGGATTTGATAAATCTTGTCGCAAATGAAATAAGAAAACACACCGCTTACATTGAAGAGGAGTTAAAAAAAAATAGACCTTCTACTGGAATCGTCAAAGGATGATTATTTTATAGACGGGTTTTTGCTCCGTCATTTTAATATATTCCCTCCTACTTTAGATAAGGAAAATCTTTATGAAGAACAGAAGATTTTCCTTATCTATTTAATGGCTCAAATACCTGAAATAGACCACTGGAAAAGAAATGTCGAATACAAAACTAAACTTGCCGAAATTAAACAATTAGATGTAAATAAAATAAAAATAGATAAAACCATAATTGATCTTGCTTCTATAAATGGCAAGGATATGAAAAAATTAAAAAAAGAACAACTTTTACTTGAAAAGAAAAAACGTATTACTGAGCTTAATAAAGAATATGGTATTAAAGATCCGGAAAAAGAAGCAGAAAAAACAGTTGATATAAAACAAGATATAAATAATAATAATCATAATCCTACAAGATTATGGGATATTTTACATGGTAAGGGACTGGTAAAATAAATGGATTATAATATAAATTTTAAATACAAGTCTGGTGGTGGTACGGCAAGTTCTGGTATGTCTGCAATTACAGGGGCTAGACAAAAAGCTATGCAAGCCAATACTAAACAAAATGCAACATTAAGACCTGATGAAAATTCTCGAAAACTTATTGATACAAATATAAAACTCAGTACAAATATTCTAAAACTAAATCAATCTATTGCTATGCTTACAGGTGTTATAAAAAATCGTGGTTTAGGCGGTGGCGGTGGTGGAGGTTCGCCAGCTTTAGGCGGTAATTCTGGTTTAGGGAGTGTAGGTTCTGCTCTAGGATATATTGGTGTACCAGTAGCATTAGCCGGTTTTGCAATACAAAAGATAAATCAAATAGGTAGTGCATATATAGAAAAAGTTAGTCAACAAAAAGGAACTGTAGGTGTTGGTGGTTTCCGTAAAGAAAGAGAGGGTGCTTATCTTGGGCCAGAAGTTGGGGCTGCTTATAAAGCTCATAGAATGGCAGTTGGAAAATTCACAGGTGAAGTCGATCCTATGGCTTTTAAGATGGGGACTATTTTTGGTCAATCGGCTGAAGAAGTTGGTACACAATCAGGTCAAATAGCAAGATATGGAAAATCTTATGGAGATATTGCTGCAACTGGAATGGGGGCAGGTATAGAAACAGATTTACCTAAATTTATGCAAGCCATTGCAGGTGAACTTGAAGATGCGGTTAAAAATGGTGTAAATTCTTCAAATATGAGTAGTGACATAGGTGATGAATTATCGGTTTTAACATCTAAAACAAATACAAAAAGTGTAGAAATGGCTTTAGGTATAGTCAGCAAAACTAAAGCTTCAAAAGAAAGTGCTTCAATGGGGCAAATAGGGGGTGTAGAATCTTTAATGACATGGAAAGCTGGACAGACTAAGCTTTTAGAAGAATTAAATGCTCCTAATGCGAAAAAATCTCAAAAAATAAATAGTCTCATAGGTCAAGGACTTTTAACAGATGCAGAAGGTGTTGAACTTTTAAAAAAAGATAAAGTTGATGAACAATTTATTAGAAATAAAATTGGTCAAAGTGGATTTTCAACCTTAGTTAGAAATGAAATAGATAGTATGAATAGTGTAGAATCAGCAAGATTATCTATGAAAGAAACTCAAAAATCTTTGAAGCTTCCAGAGGGAGTTGAGGGGATGAGAAGATTAAATGCTATACTTCCTCAATATGGAAGTTCATTAAAAACATCTGAAGTACAAGCTTTATATGCAACAGTTAATGATCCTGAAGCATTTAAGAAAGTCATGGAATCTCAAGATGTAGGTCGTCAAAAATTGCAACAAAAATTTACTCAAGTTGAAGGTTTTGAACCTATGCTTGGAGTTCAAAAAGCGCAAATGATGGATAATTTATTATATAAACATGGCCCAATGCTTGCAGAAGCTAGTTTAAAACTCGAAAAAACATTAATTAAAATGGCTGATTCTTTAGCAACTACAGCAAAATCAGTCATTGATACACTTTCAGGTGGTAATATTCTTTCAGCAGAAGAAAGAGCTGCGGTTCAGCAACGCATGAATAATACACCAATGTCAACATGGGGAGATGATCTTTCTGGTGGTTTGTAAAATGATAATAGGAATTAAATTAAATGCCAACAAGTAATATAGTACAATATTCTAAAGATATGATGAATAGTCCAAGCATTAGTGGAAATACTAATGCTCATAAAATTATATTCAATGCTGGAATTGAGTCTTCTCTTGAATATGCCGAACCTAAAAAAAATATAGTTCCTAAAATCCAACTTCTATTTTCTCCTTTTGGATTGCCTTTTATACCTTTGGAAATAGTCGGTTCTGATATGGGTAAAATAATATCTCAATTGGGCTGGACTAAAGATAGAACAAATGCTGGAGGCGTATTATCTATTTCTATTACCCCTGATTCTAAAAGTATTAAAGATATGGTTAATATTTTAAATAAATATTCAGGTAATTATTATTCTAAAATTTGGGGAGAACTTGGCGTTGATTTAGAAGATTTATTCAAACCTATGACATTATGCCAGCTTTGGATTAATGGTTATCATGTTATGACTGGTACTGTTAATTCATGTAGAAGAGGTGCTTCTGTAGGTAATAATTCAAAAGAAGTTTATTATAATATAAGCATAAATGAATTAGGTTGTTTATATGATTTTAATATAATAAGCCTTGATACTAATATTTTTGATGGACTTAAAACTGTTACAAAAGATTCTATAAAATCAGCTTTAGAATTAGTTTCTAATATAAAAGGCCCTTCATTATCTCAAGGGATTCAAGCTTTAGTTACGGCTTTTTTAACTACATTTTTACAATCCGGTGTCAGCCTTAGTGATGGATTACCTTTATTTCTAAGAATGATCGCAAAAGAAAGTCCTTTGGGCGGTTTATCTAATCTTTCATATGCTCAAAATATGATTGTAGATACAGCAATGTTTGAACTTAGCGGAGGTCAATCATTCTGGAGTTTTTTAAAAAATTTCATCCCTAATCCGTGGATGGAAATTTTTACAGAAAGTGGAGGTAGAACTTTTGTTTCTGATAATTTAGGAACTCCGGCTGTTCTTTTCCCTGGATTTAATTATATAATTTCAAGATCAGTACCTTATTCAAATCCTTTATTAGGTATAGTAAATCCATCTATGTTAGCACAAACCGTACCTTTTGATTTAAGTGCATTAAATCTTTTATTAGGTGGAGATTTTATAATTATTACAGATGATGATATTCAAGATAAAGATCTTGGATTTGATTCATCTAATCAAAGCACAATTTTCCATGTCAGATATTCTGCAAATGGTGGGATGATGCCTTTAGATAATGATGATAAGCCCATTCATTCCATAGGCCCATTAAACCCCCTTGCAAGTGGGGGTATGAAAACTTTTGGATTAAGGGATATGTTTCAAACTATAAATTGTACTCATTTATTTAATATGGGTACAGCTTCAAATTATGTTGAACGTCTTGCTAAAAACAAACTTGGATTTCCTTTGGAGATAATGTCTAAACCTGCAATGGCTAATCTTTTGGCGGTTTGGTTTAGAAATCAAAGTAGATTTAGAGAAGGTAGCGTTACGACAAGATGTATCCCTTATGCAAGAGCAGGTATGTATTGTCTTTATCTTCCAACTATAAGCGGTAAAAAAGTAGAAAATTTAAGAGATATTGGAATTTATTATATTGATAGTTTAAGTCATAATTATGCAATAATGAATAATTCAGTATCTTTCACTACAAATCTTAATTTAATTAGAGGCGTACCTTTACCTTTAACCGTAGCTCAAACAGCTTTATTATTATTTGATTATGAAATATTACCTCCTGAAAGTGGTTTATGGGACGGAGAATATGCGATTTTATCAGCTTTAAGAAAATCTTTAGAATTTGGAATTTAAAATGCCTATAGGAAAACAAAGACGCTTTGCTAAAAATAATGGAAGAGATACACATGTTAGAAGTGTTGAACGAGATTTATTTAAAGTACAATCTACAAAAACTTTTGAAATAAAAACAGGTGAAGTTTTTTTAAATCAGGTTGAACCGGCTTTTAAACAAAATGCAGTATCAATAAAATTATCTAAAGGTGGTCGAATTGACGGAGTGCCTTTACCTGGTGCTTTCATTGATCCTTTTACCGGAAATTTACATGGAAGTTATGAAGGTGTTATACCTGGTCAAATGATAAGCATAGGTTTTGTTGATGGTAATAGCGCAGCTCCAATAATTTTAAATAGATATCCTTATCAAGGCAAAGGAAATACTTTAGTTGAAGATCAGTTTCTTACACCTATGTATAAAGCCGGATATATGGCAACAGATGTTCTTTTGGGACATTTTAGCGGATCTAAAATTGGTTTATACACTGGCGGTGGTCTTAATGGGGCATTGCCTGGAAGTATAGGTATAGATGCTTTTACAGAATGTAATGTCACGGCTAAAACAAATATATTATTAGATGCTCTTGTCAGTGCTGAAGTTAAATCAGCTATGATTAAATTAACAGGTAGCACAAGTATTGAATCTTCTGCTCCATCAATTAAATCCAACGGAAGTACAACGAATGAAATAAGTGCGCCTTTAGTTAAAATAGATGGAAGTGCAACTGTAGAAATAAATGGGAATACAAAACAATTTGTAACATGGTTGGAATTAAATACAGCACTTCAATTGCTTATATCTGCAATTACAGTTCCTTTAGTTGTAACAGGTGCAGTTCCGGCTTCTCCCCCTAATCCTGTAACAGCTTCATGGACTATTCCACCAACAATAGATATAACACTTGCTAAAACAACAAAAACATTATGCGGTGCTTAGAGAAAATTCTTATGTTTTTCTTTTATCATTGATTCAATACTTTTATTTATTCCACTGCCTCTACAGCCAAGAGGACATATATTTGGATTAAAACCTTTGTTCGTTACATGATTAAACATTAACTGTCTTTCATAAAAATAATTTTCATAATCACAAAGATTTGTGATTCTATAATCATCTAAATGTATTACATGACAGCATTGATAAATGTCTCCGTCTGCGGTAATAGTAACTATAAATTCACTTGCATGGCATGTACTGAATCCGAAGTCTTTACTGTTATTAAATATATCCTGCCATTTTTCGCTGATAATGACTTTTTTATCATTTAATAAAAAATCAAATTCTTCTTTTATAATTTTTAAATTCAAACCGGTATATATTTTTTCGTTTATTTTTGATTCAATTGGCCTGATATTTATATAATCAATATCAGGAAATATAATTGATAATTCACGAACTATTTCTACTATTATATCACAATTAAATTCATTTACAACAATTTGAATACCAACAACAAGTCCGGATTTACTTTCTTTTTTATTAGCTAATAATTTACTTATATTATTTTTAACAATTTCAAAACTATGCGTGCCTCTGATATTAAAATAAGTCTCATCATCTGCTGAATCTAAACTGATTCTTACCCATCTGAAATCACGCACATATCTTTTTATCAACTCGTCAGGCATTACAATTCCGTTTGTAATCATACCCAACTCAATATTTTTCAACTCATCAATAACCATAAGAATATCTCTATTAAGTGTTGATTCCCCTCCTCCGCTAAAATAACAGGCTTTTACACCGACACTATCTATAAACTTACGCAAGAGCTTTATATTTTCAAGACTCATGTTTTCATTTTTATGATTCTGCTTCTGTCCACAATAAGTGCAGGCATTATTACATCTATTACTTAAATGTATTTCAGCCGTTACAGGCTTGACGGTTTCATCATTAATCCATGCCTTTAAACGATCAGGATGATAGAATATTTTATCCGGTGCAATGTATTTCATTTAAGCAGTTCTCCTCTAATTATTTTCATACTATCATCTAAAGCATTTTTAACCGTTACATCCATGTCATTGTATTTATAAGTACCAAGCCGACCTGCGAAATGCACATTTTTTTCTTCTTGTGCCATTTCAAAATATTTCATATAAGTATCAATATTTTTATTATTTTCAACAGGATAATAAGGTTCTTCCGGATTATTGCAGGGATATTCTTCAGCATATACAGTATAATCTTTTTCAAATGCTTCGTTGAATGGATTGAAATGTTTGAATTCTGTAATTCTAGTATAATCATATTTTTTTTCAGGATAGTGTATGACACTTATACCCTGAAAATCTTTAACAGATAATTCTTTAAATTCAAAACGAAGTGATCTCCAATCTAATTTTCCATGATAATTAAAAAAGTATTCATTTATTGGGCCGGTATAGATTATTTTATCAGCTAAAGATTTTAAATAAGGCATATCGTTTAATAAAAAATGCGTATTTAATCTGATTTCAATTCCTTCTAATAAATTTTCAAACAAAGCATTATATCCTTTAAAAGGTATGCCTTGATAATAATCGTTAAAATAGCTATCATCGTAATTATCTCTAACCGGTATTCGTTTAATAATAGATACCGGTAATAATTTAGGATCACAATTCCATTGTTTTTCAGTATATCCTTTTATAAATTTAGCATATAATATGATTCCAACTTTCGAAATTGCATATTCTTCAAAATTTTGAGGATTATCATTTTCAACTATATCCGGAATTTTATTCATCCCCCATACATCAAAAATTGTTTTTTTATTTATTGGAAAATTAAACACTCTTTCTACTGAATCAACCATTATCTTATGAGTAAATTGCCTGAATTCTCCGAACCTGTTTATATAATTCCACACCTGTTTATCGCTAGTATGGAAAACATGAGGCCCATATAAATGAACATCAATTCCGTTCATATCAGCACTTGCGCAATTACCGCCTATTCTATCTCTTTTATCAATGACAAGAACCTTATAACCTGCATCAGTTAAACGTCTTGCCATAACAGATCCGTATAGCCCTGCGCCTACGATTAAAATTTCGTAATGTTTCATATATTAAACATCTCCAGATTAATATCTATTCTGAAAGAATCTGTTTTATTTTTATTTTTTTCAATCATTAAATCCCAAAGATGTTTTAATTCGGGATCTTCTTCAAGCATTTTTTCAGCAACATGAAAATATTTCGGATATCCTATTTTTATCCAGTTTTCAACTTGTAATTTCATTTTGTTTTTAAATTGTAAATTATTTCTATGCGGAAAATGAGCGTAAAAAGCTATATCTGGATTTATTTTATAAATTTCTAGAGGTTCAATCCCGTCATCGAACCTAATGCAAGAATCTGTTCCTAAATCAGTAAGTTCATTTATATTATTAACTATAGTATGAAATCCCGAACAATAAACCATACCATCATTAAATTTACCTATTGATTTATAAAAATCTCTTGGTTCTTTTGCAAAATATTTTAATTCGATAAATGGATTTTCATCTTTAATGTCTTTATCAATTTTACATTCATACCATGTAAAATTTAAAGATAAATGACTAATATGATCATAATCTATTATTAAATCTTCTATTGTTTTATGTTTTTTTAAAACAAGTAATTCATCCGCATCACTGCCTATAACCCATTTAAAGCCATCGGTTTTTGCTTGATCTAATAATATTTTACTTTGTTTTTCGTGTCTGTGGTCATCATCATCAGAATAGAAAATTTTAAATTTTGAAGAATATAATTTATCAAAAACATCTTTAATTATATTAGTTAATTTATCGTTAGATTTATGCAACATTAAATAAAAATCACGAATACCTAAATTATAATAATATATTAATGTATAATATATAATATCACTATCAGCAGGATGAATCACAGATATATAAGCTATTTTCATTTAAACATCTCCGGATTTATAGGATCTAAAAAATATTCCATTTTATTTTCACTTTTAAGACTTTTATCGTTATTGCAAACCTGCCTTTGACCATTAGTTGTTATCAATCTGTCAGGCCATATCTGTTTTAAATAATCAGGATTTTCTTCAAGGTCTTTATCAAGATAAAAAAAACCGTATCGCCTTAACCAGTTTTTACGCTGAAGCAAAGTCTTTTGTTCGTATTGTTTAAAATTACGTTCGGGAAAATGAGCATAAAAAGCTTGTTCGGGACAGACTTCGACAATGTTTTCGCAACCACTGATATCGTGAAAACCGGTTATAAACTCCATGCCTTGACTGAATTTACCGCTGCTTTTTATCCAGCCCTTATCAGTAATATCCATATATTCTTTACAACGATACCGCATGTTAGCGAAAGCATTTTCACTAACATCAGTTTCTGCTCTATAATCAATCCATTTAAAATGAAGAACTACTGTTTCAAGAATATTATATTCTTGTAGAAAATTTTCAATATTTTTATGTTGTTTTAATACAATCAATTCATCTGCGTCACTGCCAATAATCCAATCCATACCATCTCTTAAAGCTATATCGGTTAAAACTTTTACATTTTCATCATGATTATGTTCATCTTTATCATTAAAATACCATGAAACTCTTACATCATAATCTCTTTCAAAAACAAAAGAAATATCTCTCAATACTCTATCTGCTTTATGAAGCATAAGATAATAATTTCGTATGCCAAGATTATAATAATATACAAGCATAAAATCAATTATATCATTATCTTGAGGATGAATTACACTTACAAGAGCTATATTCATTTCTTCACCCTACAAACTACAGTTGAACCATTTCCTACTTTTGAATCTGTTTCTTCATAATCAATTATCTCCCATCCTAGATTATGTTCTTTGTTGCAATAATCAATTAAACCAACCATAGATGATAATGTAAATATCCAGATATGACAATGTTCATCTGTTAAAGGTTGTGGATTATTATATTGTTTATAAAAATCTGATATTTCAGAGATAGGTCGATTTACATCATTCGGATCTGCATCACGTTTTGGAAATATCATAAAAACTATTCCCTGATCTTTTAATATCCTATTCCATTCAAAAAAAGCTTTTATCGGATTAGGAACATGCTCAATTACATGAGAACTTATAACATAATCAAGACTGCTATTTTCAAGTGGAATATTTTCTGCATCACCATACATATCTGGTTTAATAAATTCTCCACATGAATTTATTTCTGATTCTCTCCAAAATTCAACTCTTTCTTTATTGGCAAGGAATAGACAATCTTTTAAATTAAACGGATTGTGTGCTGCTGCGCCAATTTCCAACCCGTGACCGATACAATATTTGTGAGCAAGTGCGCTTTCGGGGAATTTCATATTAAATCATCCATTCAGGATTTTCTAAAGTCCATTTAACGGTTTGCTCTAACGATTCTCTAAAAGTCATAGGTGGAATCCATCCCATTTCTTTTAATTTTGAACCATCGAGAGCGTAACGCCTATCATGACCACTTCTTGTTTTATGAAAATCTTCAAGTTTATAATATAGTGGCTTTTGTAATATATCAGCAATTATTTCAGCAACTTGAAGATTATTTAATTCTATTTCTCCAACTATATTATATCTATCTGGAACAATTATACTATCAATATTATCTTCATACATTTTAACAGTAGTTTTTTGTAAGATAAATAGTAAAGCATCGGCTTTATTCCTTGCATGGATATAAAATCGTGATCCAATGTCTCCCTCACTTCCATGAATAATAACTTCTTTTCCGGAATTTATATTCTTAATAAGCATTGGTATGAATTTTTCTGAATCCTGACGTGGACTAAAAACATTCATGGTATTTGTTAAAACAACAGGGACTTTAAAAGTTCGCCAATAAGAAATAGCTAGAGCTTCTTGTGACGCTTTACTTGCACTATAGGGGTTTGAGGGTAGTATGGTTGACCATTCTTTATGCCGAGTATTATGTAAAGCAGGGCCGTAAACTTCATCGGTTGAAATTTGAATAAACATTTCTGGTTTAACCTTACGGGCATATTCAAGCATAGTAAGCACAAGCTTGAAATTATTCTCACAAAAACTTACCGGATCAGTAATAGATCTATCAACATGACTTTCACTTGCCATATTAACAATAAAATCTATGTTACCAATTTTATGTATTAATCTATCTGATATAGGAGAAGTTAAATCATGAGTAATTATTTTATATCTTTTAGGATCTTGATAAATACGCAAAGAATCTCCCCTATGTCTAAAACTATCAATTCCTATAATTTCCCAATCTGTATTTTCAAGTATATGATCAACTAAATGACTTCCTATGAATCCTGCGCTTCCTGTAATTAAAACTCTTTTCATATATTCTCCTCAATTATTTGTATTCGTTTTTGATTTATTTTTGAAAGTAAAAGATTTTCCTGAATATAATCTAAGCTTTGCAAATAGTTTTCCTGTCTGAAAGATTTACTCTTTATAGCTTTTTCAAGTAAATATTGAAAATTATCTTTATAATTTACACATCCTGGTTTATTAAATTCTGGAAGATTTGGTGCAATACAACAAGCTCCAGCATAAGTACCCTCGATCCAACTTATATTTGATTTTGCGGAGTTAAATACGCTATTAATAAGAGGAACTATATGTATTGCTGGTGTAATTTCAGATAATAATTTATTATATTTAATAAGTTCAAGTTCACTATTTATTACTGCACTATTTATTATATCTTCCGATATAAACCATACATCTGATCCGATAAAAATCCAATCCCAATCAGGATTATTTATAGAAGCATATTCCATTCCATCTTTACAAGATAACAAATCTCGTCTATGTGTAGAACTTCCACGCCAAGATATTCTTTTTGAAGTTATATCTTTTTTAATGAGTTTATAATTATAATCATTAAAAGCATTTTCTATGACTATAATATCAGGATTTATATGTTTATAATAATTTTTGATTGTTTCTGTACTTACGGTTACAATATCTGAATTTTTAATTGAATATTCTACATTATCAAGAATACGTTTTTGGCTAAAATAAGCATATCCTGGATTATCTTCTGGAAGCTCAGGAAACAAATCATCAAAATCAGACCAGACTTTAATTCCAAAATCTTTTGCCATATCAAGACTTTCGATATAATTATCTCCAACAGGGCGTAAGAAATAAAGAATATCACAATCGCTAAGATAATTCCAGTTCATAGAATCTATGAATTCTACATCAATATCTGGTCTTATTTTTCGTAGTTTAGAAAGAACTCCCCAACCACGATAATAACTACAAGCTCCTTTTGGAGCAACATCACATATTTTTATTTTTATCATTTGTTTTCCATTTGAATATTTTTTTTAATTCTTTGTTTAAAATCTTCGTCAGTCTCATCTTTCATTTTTAAAAATGAATCAAGTTTTTTTTAATCCTGAATAACTTTTAATAAAATTGGTTTTCCCCTGTTTTTCATTTATTTTTAAACTCCGGATGATCTTTTTTGAGGGCTTGAATGGTTGCAAACATTTGATTAAATAAAAAATATGGAGATTCAGAATCCTTATATTCTGTTTTCATTTTTTCAGTTTCTTCAACCAATATTTCAAGATCGGATTTTGGAATAACACCGTTTTTTTTAAACAAATCTACGAACTGTTTTCTAAGTTCGCTACTTATTTCAGATATAGGAAATACTGGAAAAATATTATTAATAATAAAATCATTTGCTTCTTCTTTTGTCATTTGTATTTTTTTTATAGGTTCATTAGTAACCCATTTAGTACAATACCTCAATCCTATTGTTCTAAATTGTTTATGTTCACATATTATTTGACCGCAAGAATCACAACTTTCCATATTAAAACACCTCTCCTTTTTTTATTTAAAAAAATTTAACTATTTTTAAAAAACCTGTCAAGAACTTTTGTAAAAAATTTTATCATTTTTTTTGTAAATTTTAATACTTGACAAGAACTGTATTTAATACAAAATAAAGCTATAAACCGACTCTTATAAGGTAACTGGAATGAAAAGGAAAAGTTTTGCAAATACCTCTAATCATAAAGGCTTTAACCGGAGAGTTTGTTTTAAGTGGCTTGTATTCTTTCGAGTTCGTAGATAAGAATAGAAATACTATCACTGAAATCTTCTTTATGATACCTCCTAAAAAAAAGGATATGGCGGAGGTTACAAGATCATCCACAAACCCCACACTTTCGAGCAATTATATAACTGATGCTGGTAACGGCACAAAACAACTTAATTTATCTGGTGAACTTTTCTTCCCGTATGTCGGTAGTCCCGATAATCCTGTAGCCAGAGATAGTTCACAACTTGAAAATCAAATAGATGGTATGACGGAATTTTTTAAACTTCAATGGATGCTTATTCGCTATCGTGATTATACCATGACTAAAAATGGTAAAATGGTTATACCTTCTACGGTTATGAATTCCAGTCCTGAAATTACAGCTTTATATAAAAAAGTCAGTCAATTAGTTAAAAATAAAATTGGTGCTTTATATGATGAGATACAACTTATTGTTCATGATTACGATATGGATGATCATTATTATTGTAGAGTCATTTCTTTCAGCGGTTCTCAAAGTGATACAAAATATATTGCAGTAGAATATAATATCAGTTTAGAATTGCACGAACGAGATAATATGCAAAGTGCAAAAACTGTAGAAATAAGAAGAAGTTTAAATGAAAGTGTAGATGTTGCAAATACTCAAATGCAAAATACCAATTTCAGTGTTACATTTGAAGATATTCAGTCTCAAATCAGTTATAACGCCGATTTTTATACTTTTACCCTGGATATTGACGCTTTACTCACCAGTATAGATACAGAAAATACTAATATTCAGTCTGGAATTTCTACACCTATGGATTTATTACCTTCTCTTTTAACATCTTTATTATCTACAATTGATATGGTTAAAAGATCGTTTTTAACTGTTTTTTTTACGGATGCACAAATAGCTCTTTATGAGACAGGCGATTTAACAATTGATGAAGTTTTAAATATAGATTTATTATCTTTTTATAATAGTATTACCAAAATAGGGATATACGCCGAAGGATTACTTGGAGTTATAAATTCAACAGTAAAAAAAGATGAAATAAGATATTATGCAAACGCTGATGATTATACCCTGACTACAGAACAATTTGATGAAGATGGAAGTAACAAAGTCTTAAATGATACATCTTTTAAATACTATACAGTTCAAGATGGAGATACCGCCCGTATTATTGCACTTAGAGAATTAAATGATTCTGAAAAATTCATATCAATATTAAAAATAAATTCAATAACTGAATCTGATTTCATAGAAGGAACTTTAATTGGTCAAAAAATAATTATTCCAATAAGCGCAAGCTCGTTAAGCAGATCTGAAGAAAATCTTGTTTATGTTGCTGATGACAGCGATATTAACAATTTTTTACATGGAGGGGATATAAAACTAGGTATCAATGGAGAAATGCTTGTCAGTGCAACCGGAGATATACTTGGTCAAACCGGAGTTCAAGTTACATATGATTCTCTTTTAAACAGAATAGAGTCAAGAAAAGGTTCTTTAAATGTTTTCTCTCCCGATTGGGGTGTTACAAGTATCGGAAGTGGAAATGCTCCCTTAATGGTAAGAATACAACGATATATTACGGATCTTACAAATCAATTACAAACAGATCCCCGTGTAGAAAGTGTTAAAATAGACATGAAAAGTCTTAGACTTGAAGGTGAAGTTTTAAGATTAAATGGTACGATAAATTTTATTGGTACTGAAGAATCTAAAGAGGTACAAATATAATGTCTGATATTATAAAAGTATATACATCTGATCAGCTTTATACAATGGCAAGAGATTTAGTTCTTGCTAAAGCTATAGGGATTACTGATTTTAATGATGGCGGTAAAACGAAAGCATTATTGCAGATGTTTGCAGATATTGTAAGCACTGTCATGATGGACGAAAAAGAAGGGATATATAAAGCCATTCCAATTGCATTATATGAAGGTTTTGGATTTAAGAAAAAGGCAGCAACTTCAGCAACAGGATATATAAGACCTAGAAGAAAACCGGCTATGACTATAAAATATACCGGAGCTGGAACTTCTGCTTTACTTACTATTACAAGTACAAATATAACCGCTTCTTGTACTGGTGCGCCAGCGGATGCCTTTACTTATGCTTTTTCCTCTTATCCTAAAACCAGTAATTTAGCAGCGGTTATAAATGCTCTTGCAAATTGGGAATGTACGGCTGTTAAAGATGTAGATTGCAATACGTTATATCAATATACTACAGTTGAAATTATTGGGAAAACAAATTATTATGCTGTAACAGGCATGGATATAATGCTTGCCATAGACACTGCAATTACTGTTTTAACCGGTTATTCAGTATCTATTGATTCTATGCAGATACTTACGACCGCAGATGCAACAATTTTAGCCGGTACTTCGGGAATTCAATGTGCTTCCGAGAATACAACAACAGGAACTACCGGAAATATCGCTGTAAATGCAATTGATACCGCTTCCGGTAAAGGATATATAAATTCAGTTATAGACGGAATTGAAAATGTAATAAATGACAGTGCTTTTTCCGGTGGAGCAGTTGCGGAAACAGATGAAGAAAGAGCCACTAGATTTTCTGAAACTGTTAATGCTTTGAATGCAGGAACGAAAGAGGGTATATTAGTTGCAGTTGAAGCTATTGATGGAGTAAAAAGCGCAGGTATGAGGGTTTCATATCCTTTTAGAGGTTCAAATACTATTATAGTTGATGATGGAAGTGGTAGTATTAGTGCTGCATTATTAGCGGAAATTATAAAAGTTTTAGACGGTGATCCTAGCGATTTAACAAATTACCCAGGGAAAGGAATTGCCGGTATAGGATATATAGTAGAAGCCCCTGTTATTGTTAATTCAAATATTGGTATAACCGCTACAAGACTTGCAAGTGTTGGAGTAGATTTACTTGAAATTAAAAACAGTATTCAAACTGCCGTTGAACAATATATAAATACTCTTCAACTTGGAGAGGATGTATTATTGTCTGAGGTTGTAAGAGTAGGTAAAAATTCAAATAGTGCGGTATATGATTTAATAGTTGTAAGTCCATCTTCAAATATTGTAGTAAACGAAAATGAATTTGCCAGGACTGGAGCTGGAACAACGGGGACTGTAACTGTTACGGTTACAATAGCTACTTAATATGAGCGAAAAAATAACAATAAGAATAAATGATGCTCTTAGAGCTATATATGAAGTAGATAATGATCCTATTTACAAAGCCGTAATTTGCGATAATACCGGTGTTCCTGCTTCTACAATTACTAAACCTACTGATTTTAATATTGGAGCTATAGCTAATAATATTGAATATCTGAGAAGATTTTCTCAGGATATTGTTAAACAATTATATATAGATCAAGCTAGTGGGGAATTTTTAAAATATGAACTTGAAACTTTTTTTAAAAGTTTAAGACTTCAGAATGAAACCGAAAGTGAATGGATTGCCAGAACAATAGCTTTAGTTTTTCAACCACGAATATCAAAAGCTTCAATTATTTATGCTCTTCGACCATATTCATCTCTTGAACCAGAGATTGTGAACGGTGGTGGAGATAGCATGTTCGCAGATGTAAGTTTTGCAGATCGTTATACAAAATATACTACAACTTTTGAGGGTGATATTTTTGTAGTATATCCTGCATATGCTCAAACAGATAGCAGTTCTTATTATTCTATAGTAATAGTTCTTTATGATACGTTATCCAGTGATTTATATACTGTTTCGGACATTATAAATAAATATATTGCAGCCGGTATTAGTTTCAAAATAGAAATACGAATAACACCATGAGGTAAAATAAATGGCTTCAAGAGATCTTAGAATTGTAAATATGGTTGAAGGGCAGAAAGCTGAATCTGATAAAGTTTTCAAACGTATTGGAGAAATATCTTATAGAGATATTGGTGTTTTATCTAAAATAGGATTATTTGACAGTGGAAAAGCTTTAATTACTTCCGGATTAAGAGTTGTTAGTGGTGGAGGTATGACAGTCTCAATACCTATGGGAAATATTTTGCAAAGAATGCCTTCTGGTGATTTATTACCTTGTATAGCTGTTGCCGATCAAACTCTGACTATGGACTCTGCTTCGGGGGTATCAAGGGTAGATATTGTAGAATGCCAGGTAAAATCTCTTACAGATAAAGATGATGTTTCACAAGCTGTACTTGATTCAAGTACGGGTGTTCTAAGTGTTGAAACTATAAAACGAGATATAAAATATTATCTTAGTGTGCAGAAAAAAATGGGAAGTACAACCGCAACCGCAGCTACAGCAGGAGTTTTAAGTGGTACTGTAGGTATTGCCGGAACTATAGATTTAAGTGCTAATTATTTACTTAATTTAGCAGATGGAGAAGATGGAAGTTTTCAAGAAATTGATTTAAGAGGCGTAACTCCACAGGCAACCACTCTAGCTGAAATTGTTGCGAATATTAACGCAGCAGTTGGAAGAACAATGGCAAGTGTTGGTGGTGGAAATGTCGCAATGTTAACCGGATATGGTACAGGTATTTCTTCTTATTTTGAAATTAAACCGCCTGTAACTGATTCTGATGCTGATGTTTTGCAAGTTGTATTCGGTGTTTCAAGCTCTGGTGCTTATGATTATATCTATAAAGGTGTGAATGATTGGATAAAACTTGCCGAAATTGACATAGGCGCAGCAACAACTGTTATTACTTCAGGTTTAATTCGCAATATAGATCAAAAAAGTACATGGGCTAGTGATAGTACGGATATAATAACTGCTCCTCCGGCAATACAACCTTTAAGTGAAAGAACAGAACAATTGACTATTGCTGATACAGATTTAATTCCTATAGAAACTGCAACAGGTAAAAGTTTATATGCTACTGCTTTAAATTTAAGACAAGGTAAAGCCAATATAATTGTTCCTACTGAAAAAACAGATGATTACAATATTTTAGATACCGACATTTACACCCATTATATATTAAGAGGCGCAGGAGCGAATAAAACATTTACATTGCCAACTCTTGCCGATAATATAAATAAAGAATATGTTATTTGGAATAATGATACTACTTACATGCTTACAGTTGATGGTGAAGGCTCGGAAACAATAGACGGAATGCTAACGATCCAACTACCTAAACAAGGAAACTATATTCGTGTTGTCGGTACAGCATCAGAATGGAAAATACTCGGGGAAAGTATCTCGGCTCAATTAAGATTAAATACTTTCGCAGGATATGGATCAACCGACAATAAAATTATGCAATTCACAAATTTGGCTGAATATTACGGGAATATATTTAGCCACAACCATGGGTCGTATGGGGTACATGGGCTAGAAGTAATTATAAATAAAACCGGGAAATATTTCGTAGGAGGTACATCTCTACCAGAAAGTGCAGGTGATGACGTAGGGATATCGGTAAATTCAAATCAATTGACGACAGCATTTTATTCTATTAATTCATCCAATTTTTTGACGACTGGGCATACTGCTATAGGAGCGACGTTAAATTACGGTGTAGAGACAATATTGGAAAAGAATGATGTATTAAGAGTTCACACAAATAATGCTGCAACTTCGAGCACTTACGCGGATAAATGTACGTTTATCTTATCTTATATAGAGACATAGAACGAGGAGATGAAAATGCACAAAAGATATTGCAAAACAAACACAGAAGATTATATTTACGACTTATTTTTTGAACATCAAAAAAATAAATTTGACGGTACTGAAAAATATTTGGACGAAGTAGAAAGCCCTGCGAATGTCTATATAAACGATAAAATAATATATGACGAATCTGGAACTCCATTATTTAAATATAATAATGGAGTTCCAATCGAGGCCGTAGATAATATTAAACTTTTAGAATATTATAAAAAAGAAAAAGTAAAAGAAATAAAAAATGCTTTTGAAAATGAATTTGTAGAAGGACATTTCGCGTCTACTGCATTAGGTATCGAAGTTGATTGTAGAAGAAGCGGCACGAGAAATGATCTGCAAAATGTGAATGAAATGATAGATAATTATGATTATCTTCCAGAAAAGAAAAAATATTTTAAAGGTCTTTCAGAGACAACTACTTTTAAATTAACTCTTGATCAATGTAAAGCATTAAAACTGGAAATGTTTCTTTTAGTTGCAAATCGTTATGCAAAAAAAGACGAATTGTTAGAACAAATTGAAAATGCTACAATCGAAACCATCAAAAATATAAAATGGTGATATAAAAATCCCCTCCAAGTTGAGGGGATTTTGCTTTAAATTATAACATTATTTTATATAAATTTTATTTTAACCGTATAGCTTTTCACAGCTACATATCGTGCCTCCAAAAATAATTTATTATTTACCAAAACCTCGCATTCCATGTACCATACATAAATCCACCATCGGAAGTGTATGTGTAATCTGTACCACACATTTTTAGACCAGCTTCTCCGTTCTCCACAAAAATAGATCTTCCTCTATGGTAAATTCCTTCAATATAATCGGCACATATCTTATATCCGTATAGAGTTCCAACATTCCAAGTATTTGATCCATCCGTAAGATTAGGACTCGCATAACTATAAATACCAGAATTGAGAGACTGAATAGTAGATGCTGGCTTTTCTGGTAAGTTACTTATTTCAGTCACAACACCACTTTCTTGTTTATAATGTTTGATAATCGTTCCACTATCGAAACTTAATGTAAAATAAAGTATTTTGGAGCTACCGCTTAATTGATTGCTAAAAAACTCAAGAATTATATTCGGTTCATCAGTTGTAGTAGTCCCAAGATAAGTTTTGCTTACATGAAAATGATTTGTACTATCTAATAATCCAGATTTCATCCAAAGAATCCTTGCGCCAAGTCCGTCCGGAAACTCTCTAATTGTAGGTGCAGGACTAGTCCATCCCGAAGGAATGACAGGACATCCAATATACCAGTCTACGCCGATATAAGCAATTGGGCTGACAGTAAATATTTTTAAGGTTGTATCTATTAATGATCTCTGAGTCATAACCTGTGCTTTAACTGTCGCAATATCAGGGCAACTACCATATAGAGAGTTAAGATTTGATGTTATTATGGCAATATCAACAGCAGAAAAACTAGAATCAAGAATAGTTAAATCTATCGTTCCATCTGCTAAATCTGCGGAAAGTGCAGTCAATAAGCTTGACACTTCTGCAACCGTTCTATTTTTACAAATTGCAGCGGACAAAAATAAAAGATTGGCGTTTGTGGCTACACTCGAAGTATTTGGATCAATTGCAGTCCACCCCAGACCTGAAAATAATTCAGTTACAGCCTGTGTTTTTGCAGATTCAAAAGTTGAACCATTCTCGATCAAATACTCCATTCTATCTTTTATAATATGAGTAAGAATGTTGATATTCCATGTACCTTTGTCTGAGTCCACAAATCCATATAATTTTAGAGTAGAAGATGACACTATCGCCGTATTTTCATTATAAAAATATCCCTCTGCTTTAACATAAAGGATGTCTTTAATATTTGCAGATTTAAGCGTGTAATTCCCCAGATTATCCGTAGTGGTTGTTATGAAGGATTCACCACCTAATCCCGAAACAGCATCCCATGAATAGGCGATAACTTCAGCACCTTGTTGGAAAGCTCCCTTTTCAAGTCTTCCCTTATATTCATTAATTGTTGGATTAGAAGGTGAGTCAGGATCATTCGATCCACCGCTTCCACCCGATCCACCGCAGGCACTTAATATTATCAGTGCCATAAAATAAATTATAAAAAATAATCGTTTCATATAAAACCTCCGTAATAGATTTAATAATATTACATTAATAAAACTCTTTAGGAATGTCAAGTAATTTTGTAAAAATTTTTTACTTTTTTTATTCAACTTTTATAAAATTCTTTAACATTACATTTTTTATTATCACATCCGTAATTACATATTTCTCTATTATATTTTAAATATTGAGTATATTTTGAATCTGAATCTATTTCAGAGATAATAATTTCATAATCATATTTACCGCCTCTATCCATTGCTTCTTTTTCACCGGCTCTATATGCTTTTTCCATAGTAGAATGAACGGATAAAAAATAACTATGATTTTCCCTGCTTCCCCATCTTGTCATGTTGACTATATAGATTTTCTCTTTAAAATATTTGCGATAAAAATTATACATATGAAATTTATATTTTAATTTTTTAATCATCTCTTATACTCCCAAAGTCTTAATTTGCCTTTTACATTTAATATAGGTTTATCGTATAAAACCGCATCTTTTAATAACCAATGCCAGTGATTAGATTGCGCCCATATTGAATCATCATCCATTACACAATCCCAAATATCAACTTCTCCAATTATTGCAGATAATATTCTATTAGATGGAAGCATATTTTCATATACATATGGATTAGGTAAATAATACATTATATCTGATTTAGCTGGTACATGAACGTATATTCTGCCCCGATAATTAGTTTTCCATGTCCTATTTTCTACATCTTTAATACCAGCACAAATATGATAGCTCCATGGATCTTTTATTGATAGTGCTTTCATTTTTGATATTCTTTTAATAATATTGGCATAATAACAGCGACATGATTTTCTTCATTATCTTGTATTCGTATTGGATCAGTACCGGAATAATTACCTTCAACAATTTTTATCAATACACTCATAGATGTATCTGACCTAAAAGCCTGTTTCATAAAATTCATATCAAAACCAAAGCTAATATTTTTATTACCAACTTTTTGATAAAAATTTTGATACAGTCTCGGCAAAGTTCTATCTGTTAAACCAATAGAAGTTTGAATTATTTCAGTGAGTATTTCATCATTTTTAATTAAAGATTTATAATCAGGGAATTTATCTTCACAATCACTTTGACTTAAAATGATTTTTTTATTATCACTAACAAGTACATCATAAAGTCCTGGATTTATTTCAAAACTATTATTTATTAAGTGCATACGTTTTGCATCGGTACAAACCAGTCTTTTTTTATCCGCATATACTTTTGAAAAGATAGGCTTCCAATCAATTCTATCTGGTTGTCGTGCTTTTAACAGCCATTTAATTGATTCAAAGTCTTCGTTTAATCCGCTTTTAATTTTTGAAATTTCAATAACTGTTTTTTCTTTGATCTTAATCATTAACTTTTACTCTCCTTTTTATTCTATTTTTATACTTATTCTTTTTTCCCATATATACAATATCTTACCAATACTTTGATATTCTTCTTTTTGTATTATTTCGTCCGGACACATGTTTCTGAGTATAGACTGTAATGCCCGAATATTTGCAAGATTTGAAACATCGATATAATCTTTTTCGGTTATAGACATAAATCCTCCTTTTTAAGGTTTAATTACTTAACACCGCTTTTGTAAGGTCAGTTTTTTCAAAAGTCTTGTATAAGCCCCATGCTCTGCTCTATTTGCTCTGTATTGAGTCCTGTTTTTGATATAATATCCGGATTTATTAGAATTTTTAAAATCACCTATAAAAGCTTAGAATTGTTATTTTTATTCCAATTCCTCAATTTGCGCTCTTATTTCATCAAGACTTTTCTTTAATTCATCTCTCTGTTCTTTCATTCTTAAAATATCTTTATTTAGTATTGATTCCATATATGTATTAAATCCATCAGCATCAGCCTCTATAAGTCTGTTTATAAAACCTTTAACTATCTCAGATTGAGGATAGCCTTTTGTTATATCTGAAAAATACCAATATTGAAAATAACGATCATACGGCTTTAGTCTTTCATAAAATCCATCTTGTGCTATTGCATTAAGAATAACTTCCTTGTTTTCTTCATATATTTTTCTGCGAAAAGATTCAGCGGTATATCCAAGACCTGACAACATTTCATTTATTTTTGTTCGATCTTCTATTGCAACATGACAAGCACTTAAACCAAGTAAATGATTTACAATTGCATCAAAGAAATATCTTTTAGTATTACCAATTCTTTCATATATCCATTTTTCAATATCAATTGAAATAGTATCAAATATTTCTTTTCTGAATTTATCTACAGCATTAGAAAAATATTCACTTGTTTTAATAAATATTTCTTTTTCAAGTTCTTCTAATCCTTGCTCTTTAATTTCTTTTGTTAATTCATAATAACTTATCATTTTATTACCTCCTCTTTTGTAACTTTAATTTTTTTATTATTCCATCTAATCCATAACCCAAAGCATAAAGGCTTAAAACATATGCCTTTATCATTTACATGATATGCAGGTTTTAAATTCCCCCATTTTTCAAATCCGAAAATAAACCATATTTTTAAATTCCCCATTATTTTTCTCCTCTCCTTTATTTTAATTTAAAAACCCTCATCCCAGACCTCCGCTGGTTAGCGAAAAGGTCTGTGATGAAAATTCTTATACTACTTCTGCCACGGTTGAGCTTTCTTCGGAGCTTCGCTTCCCTGTCCAGCAGGTTTTTGAAAACCTGTCTGAGCCGGTGCAGAAGGAGCTGAACCGCTTGCAGGGAGGTGCTTTTTGATTTTGTTCTGAGCGTCATAATCTCCCTGTGCTGCTTTTACACCTACATCAAGAAGCATGGGTATGCCGTGAAGTTGTGCGCTGTCCTGAACAGTTTGAACTCCGCAGGCAAGGCAAATACTGTTAAGGCTTTTTTTTGCAATCTGTGCAGCTTGTGCGTTTTCATTTTCAAGGTTAAGATTTTCAAAAATCTTTCTGCCTTTAAACTCACCATCTATAATCTCGTAAGTGAGTTTAAGAATCATACCCGTATTTTTTTTATTAGGAACATAATCGCTTGCACTGATTACAGCAATATATTCTCCAGCCGGAACTATATCAAAACTTTCCTCTGTTTCGTTTGGATCTGGTACATAATTTCCACCAAGTTGTGCCATAATTATTTTTCTCCTTTTTTATTAGTTTTAGTTACGGTTTCATCATAAGGGCCGGTAAGAATCCATTCCATAATATCAGTACAAGCTTCAAGTTCAACAGTAATATCAGTTAAACCAAAACTATTGCCTGATATCATAGCAGCACTTTCACCGGCAAGTTTTAGAAGTCTATTGTTTGTAGTAACAGCTTTACCCGTAGTCTTTAAAGCATTACCAGATTTTTGAACAAAAATTTCTTTTGAGTAGAACGCTATAATATCAGCCCACTCTTCAACAACACTTAAAGAATTTTTATCAATTTTCATGACGTACTTATCGTATTCGTCACCGTCTGGTGGATTGACTTTTATTGTTTGTGCATGACTTACAAGTATTACATCAATTCCATTATCTCTGAGAACATCACAATTATGAAGAAAAGATTTCCACGCTGAAACTGCATGATATTTTAAACCTTTGCTGAAAGCAGTTTCCTTATTATGATCATCGGTTATGCTTTTCCAATTATGCTTTTCACAGAGATGATTCCATATCAGCGGTTCAAGCCAATCAATACTATCAATGATAACTCTTTTGAAAGTATGATTTTCTGTTATAAGAGAATCAAAAACTTCAATAACTTGTGTATAATTTGTAACAACTGGAGTTTTTGCACAGTCTATATGGCTGACTCTATCTTCGGTAGGTATCATCAGCGCATTTTTTGTAGCTCCAACTAAAGTTGATTTTCCAAGTTTCGGCATCCCATACAATACAACTTTACGGGCTTTGCGCTGAACGCCTTTTTGCACATCTTTTGTTAAACTAAATGCCATATCTCCTCCTTTTATTTTTTTTCAATTACTACAGATGTTTTACCATCTTTTTCAGTTACACAGTTACTTACTTTTATAAAGTTTTCTCTATCATTTTCCTTTAACCATTCATACCCTTTTGAGTCTATAGAGAATTTTACCTTTTCCGGTCTTCTATCTTCGGGTATTTGCGGTCTTATTGCTAGATAAGCATCCTGGTCAAGAGTCTGATTCACAGTCTTTTTAATGGTAATTTTAAAACTGTTCTTACCAATCTTTTCATTGATAGTCTTGCTTTTACCTTCAATCTGATCTTCGTAAAGCTCTGCAACCTGCTCTTCCAGTTCAATTCTTTTGTCTTTAGCTACGTCTTCTGCTTTTTTAGCTTTTAACAAATCATTAAACAACTTCTCCTTTTCTTTTTCATCCACTGATCTTGCCTCCTTTTTTCTTGAATTCGATGAAACCTAATCGTATAATCTCACGGTAGGCATCCTGAAACTTTTTGATACGCTTTTCAAAGAAAAATTCTTCCATATCGTTCTTTACTTCGGGTTCAACATATACAGCGATTTGAATTTTTTTATCTTCAGCTTCGGACACTTATTACCTCCTTATGAATTGATAAAAAAATCATTAGTTTTTATGTGATAAAATGTCAATACTTTTTTTTATTAAATAATAAAAAGTTTTTTTCTTGACTTTTTATATGGAATAATTCAAGAGTATTTTAAATAAAAAGTAAGGAGAAAATATGAAAGAATTAAAACTAAACAAAAAAACAAAAGAAATAAATATCATGATGGAAATTTTATATGATTATTTTGATGAAGAAGACGTTAGCTATTCAGAGGATATAGAATGTATATCTTTTCCTCTGGGAATGATAGTTTTTATATCCGAAGAAAAAGTATGGTGTTTTGAAATAGATTTTACATTTACTAATGATAAAAAACTTTCTATAATTTTAATGATGATCCTAAACGATATATCAAAAAATAAAATAACATTAGAAATAGGGAATGGATATCAATCCTGTTATGATAAAAATAATATTTGCACAGGATTAGTTTTTCAAGATGATATTTATGATTTAATGAAAGAAAAAGAAATGTCAGAAAAAGAAGCTGAAAAAATACTTAAAAAAAATCTAAAGGAAAATAAAAATGACTAAACTAGATTATATCGCTGATAATCAAACGCTTGCCGAGGTTGACAAAGCTCTTGAATTGCAACAGCAACTTGAAAAACCACGCAATTACATGGGGATGTCGATGATCGGACATGAATGCTGGAGAAAAGTTTTTTATGACTTTAGAAATGTTACTAAAAGAAAAATTTCAGCTTCAGGCATTAGAGCTATAAGTGACGGCTTTAAACAGGAAGATATAATGGTAGAAAGATTGAGAATGCTTCCATTTATAGAACTTATTACAACTGATACCGATGATCCAACAAAACAAATTGCGGTAGAGGGCTTGCTCTCCCATTTTCGTGGACATCTTGACGGTGTTATAAAAGGCTTGAAAGAAGCCCCTGCCACTTACCATGTTTGGGAGAATAAATCAGTAAACCAAAAAAAATTCGATCTTTTAAATAAATTAAAAGTAGAAAAAGGCGAAAAAAACGCACTCAAAGAATGGGATATTATCTATTATTCACAGGCTCAATGTTACTGTCATTATACTGAACTCGACAGACATTACATGACTGTTGAAACTCCAGGTGGAAGAGATTATACTTCTATTCGCACTGATTATAATCGCAAATATGCGGAAATGATTATTGATAAAGCTCAACAGCTTATATTTAATAATTTTGATTTGCCAGCTCGTATATCGGATAAAAGAGAGTTTTTTCAGTGCGGATGGTGTGAATTTAAAGGCATATGCCATGACGGAGATTTTCCGGACGTGCATTGCAAGAGCTGTAGATATCGTGAGCCAGTCGATGGTGGAAAAAGTCTTTGCCTTGCCACAGACACAATAATAGAAGATACATTGCTAAATGTAGGCTGTCCATCTCATATCTATAATCCTGCCCTGATCCCGAATGTTGTCCTTGTTGAGCATCAGTCGGATGGTTGCTTATATAAGGTAGAAGGTAAAGACTTTTTCTTTTCAAATACTAATCTTACAGGTTTTCCTGAAGTTAAAGGCAGATGTGATGCTATCTTTACCAGTAAGCAATTAAAAGAAGATATAAAGAATATCAATCATATTGATAATAAAATAGTAAAAGAATTTAAAGGTACAGTAATACCTCAAGAACAGGCGAAAAAAGCTTGGGATAAATCTAATAAGTGGGAGATATGATTATGGAATGTGTATGTGGATATGATGAAATTGATGAGGATGAAGGTACTAGAAGAACATTTATTCCTATTTTAGTTTTAGTAAATACTGGAAACTGTACAGGAACTTTTGAAAGAACAGATAAATATTTTCCATATAGACATGTTTCGGCTTTTGCTTGTCCTTTATGTGGAACTTTAAAGGTGGAGATATGACAGACTTTCAAGCCATACAACAGAAGTATTATGAATTTAGAGAAACGGCTAATAATCATTTCGGCGGTCAGGTTGATGATATTGAAAATTATGTTAATGCTTTGGAAGGGAGAGAGTTAAAAATGTTAAACATTTTTAAAGAAATTATAACAATATATGACTGCAAATATTTATTACAGCCTATTATTGAAGAAATGACAGGTCAAACAATTGAGGAGGTGTTGAAGAAATGAAAGTATTTATAGTTAATGAAGAAATCAGTGATCAATACGGAACTGATAAAGTTACATGTGTTTGTGGTACGAAAGAAATTGCAGATAGAGAGGCAAGAAACATAAAGAAACATAGAACTTTTATACAAGAATTTGAGGTTATAGATATATGACACAGGAAAAAGCCATAGAGCTGGCATTGAGGGGGTATAATATCTTTTTGACCGGTAGAGCTGGTACTGGAAAAACATTTACCCTGAATAAAATAATAGAAGCACTTGAAAAAAGTGGTAAAGAAGTTGCAATTACAGCAAGTACAGGTATTGCCGGAACTCATATAGGTGGTAATACCATTCATTCATGGGCTGGAATAGGTATTAAAGATAAATTAGAAATAGAAGACTTGTGGAAATTAAAAAATAATAAATTCAGTTATGAAAGATTAAGTAAAGCCGAGATATTGATTATTGACGAAATAAGTATGCTTCATGATTATAGATTTGATATGGTTGATGAAGTTTTGAGATTTATAAAAAATAACGACAAGCCTTTTGGTGGTATTCAGATAATAACATCAGGAGACTACTTCCAGCTCCCACCGGTTGAAAAGAATGGAAAAAACAATTATACCTTTAATGCCGTGACATGGAATTTACTCGATTTTAAAGTCTGTTATTTGGAAAAAATATACAGACAGGAAGATGACGTAGAATTTATGAATATATTAAATGCTATAAGAGAAAACAGTATCAGTGCCGAACAAAAAGCTGTACTCAGTGCTTTAAAAGATAATGATAAGCACAAGGCAAAAGCTATAAATCTTTACAGCAAAAATATTGATGTTGAGAAAGAAAATAACTATAAACTCGATTGCATTGAAGGTGAAAAATACAGCTTTGGCGCAGAAGTAAGCGGAGAACCTTTTCATGTGCAGCGGATATTAAAAAACTGGTTAGGTCGTGAATTTCTTCATCTTAAAATCGGTGCAAAAGTTATGTTTATTGTAAATGATCATAAGCAAGGTTTTTACAACGGCACTATGGGAGAAGTAATTGATTTCGATGAAGAAAGTGGCTATCCAATTGTTAAGATATTTAAAACCAGTAAGAAAATAACTGTTTATAAAAATGAATGGAAAATTGAAGAAAAAGACGAAATTACTGGTATAGAGAAAAAACTTGCTTCTATACTTCAATTTCCTCTCAGACTTGCATACGCCATTACAATACATAAAAGCCAGGGCTGTACTTTTGATTATGTCAATCTTGATATGAGTGATGTCTTTGTTCTGAATATGGGATATGTAGCACTGAGTCGGATCACTAGTCTTGAAGGATTATGGCTGAAGGGTTATAATTTTATCAGCTTACATACTGATGCAGTGGTTATAAATAAAGATAAAGAATTTTTACAAAAAAGCAGGGAGATAGAATAATGATTGATTCAATTAAAAAATCTATTTTAAAATTTAATTCTACTAAAGAATTACAAGAATTAAAAAAAGCGATTAATATAGAATTAAAGGTAAAAAAAAAGTGTAAGCATAAAGATAAAGTAGAAATAATCAAAGACTATATGGATGCTTATGTTTTAGAACAATGCAGAGATTGTGGTGAAAAATTTTATTCTGATCTATAAATTTTTCTTGACGTAAATATTTTTAACAATTAAACAATAACAGATTAAAGCAAAGCTTGTGCTTCCTTGACCGGAATAAGCGTTTCTTTAATAGAGACATTTATAAAAGGCTTATCACTCTCTTTCAGGTCAAGGCAATTTATGAAAATAAATTGGGAAAGAGAGGGTAAGTCTTTTTTAATTTAAGGAGAGAATAGTGTCGGCTATAATTCCAAGATATTACCAATATGATGCTTTTGAAGCGTTTAAAGAATATACGGCTGAAAAACATCAATCCAATCCCTTGATAGTGCTTCCCACAGGAACTGGTAAGGCATATTTACAAGCTATGATAGTCAAATGGATGCTTGAATGGCCTAATACTAAAATATTATTACTTACTCATGATCAGAATCTTATACAGCAGAATTATGATGAATTTACAGCACTTGTAAATGATCAGTTAATAGATGTCGGCATATACTGTGCTGGACTTAAAAGAAAAGAATATAAGAATAGAATAGTTTTTGCTTCGATACAAAGCGTTCATAAAAAGAGCTGGTCGGCTATTGGCTTTAGAGATTTAATTTTAATTGATGAAGCTCATCTTGTGCCTCATAAAGAAGAGGGCATGTACCGGACGTTTTTAACCGAGATGAAAAATATCAATAAAAACATAGTAATAGGGGGACTTAGTGCGACTCCATATCGTATGAAAGGCGGTATGCTTACAAAAGGTAAAACTAAAATATTTGATGATATTTGTTATGAAGCTACCATACCAGAACTTATAAATCCTAATCATCCTAAAAACAGAGATAAAAAACAATATCTTTGTAATGTAATAACACCTAAAAAAGCAATGAAAAGTAAGGTTGATTTATCCGGTGTACATATCAGAGCCGGAGAATATGCACTTGATGAACTTGATATAGCTTTTAATAAAGATGATCTTGTCGAACGCAGCGTAAAAGAGATTATTGAATATACTCAGGATAGAAAACACGTTCTTACATTTTCTGTGAGTATTGAACACTGTGAAAAGATTGCAGAAGCTTTTAAAAAATTCGGACAGGCTTATGATTTTGTACATAGTAAAAGAACTGATATTGAAAACCAACGTGCTTTATCAGATTTTAGAACGGGTAAAATCAAATATCTTATCAATGTGGATAAATTAACAACCGGTTTTAATCAAAAAAATATTGATTGTATTGCAATTCTAAGAAGTACAAAAAGTACAGGTCTTTATGTTCAAATCGTAGGAAGAGGTACAAGAATAGATCCGTCAAAAAATGATTGTCTCATTCTTGACTTCGGCAACAACATAACTACTCATGGCCCGATAGATAAGATCGAAATAAAAGAAGCTAGAGATGGCAGTACAGAAATAGGCACTATGCCCGAAAAAGAATGTCCGGCTTGCCATAGTATGATGTTTTTAGCTGTCATGATCTGCCCCGATTGCGGTTATGAATTTGAGAGAAAAGATAAGCATGAAGATCAAGCTAGTGAAGCCGATATAATTAGCAAATGGAAAAAGCCAGAAACATATGATGTGAGCTATATTGATTATAGCGTACATCAAAAAATTGGTAGCCCCGATTGTTTAAGAGTTAAATATTATGTTGGAGATCTATTGCATTATGATGAATATGTATGTCCTTTGCATACTGGATTCGCACAAAAAAAGGCAAAGCGTTGGCTTGATCAGAGATTGCCAGTAGAAAGACTTGACGAACCGCTTTATAGTATAGAAGATATTGTCAAAAATAAAGATAAAATAATAGAACCAGTTCAAATAATAGTAGATTTAAACGGTAAATTTCCGAATATTTCAGGATTTCTTTTTCAAAAAATAGAACAGCAGGAGAATGAAAATGTCAGAACCGAAGCAAGTATTTAATATAACACCGGAATTAATTGAAAAATTAAATACGATTTATAATTATTTTGGTCAAAGACCAAATAAATTAGAGAAACTTTTTGAAGAATGTAGTGAATATCGTGATAGATATATACTTAATCGCATGAGCGTCAAACTTGAACCTAAAATAGTTGTTGAAATATGTGATATTATAAGCGTAGTTTTGCAGTTACTTTTTAATGAAGAAATATTACAGGAAGGTTTGATTATGGTAGTAGATAAAGCGATTAAAAAAATAGAAGAGGGATATTATGAAAACTGAACAAGAAATACAAGAAAAAATAGATAAATTAAAAATAACATTCAACCAATTGAAAGAATCCGAAGATCCTGATGATGAAATTGATTTAGCAATAACTGAATATGCTATTAGCAATTTAGAATGGGTTTTAAAATGACCTGTTCTAAATGTAAAAAAGAAATGAAAAGAGATCGAAAAAGTAATCAAAATACAGAACTTGCAAAATTATGGATTTGTAGTTGTGGTCACAGAGTTTTAGAGGAGACTGATAAATAAGCTTCTAGTCGGCCTGCGGTCAATCCTACCAACACACAACCGGCACTTTAGACCGCAGGTTATTTTTTATATAAATAAAAAGGTGAGAAATGGAAAAGTTAAAGAGACATAAAAACGCTGAATATTCTAATATAATTAAGCATATATATCTATGAAAGAATTAATTGATAAATTTGTAAATCAAGGTTTTAAAATATTTCCTTGTCATGCAGATAAAACACCTGCGCTTAGTTCCGGATTTAAAGCAGCACATAATGATTTAAGAAAACTATATACTCAATTTTATAAATCTAATATGCTTATAGGTCTTCCAACTGGAAATATTAATGGTATTGTAATTATAGATATAGATATAAAAGACGGTAGAAGTGTTGATGAATTAAAAGAAGAGCTAAACCAATACGGAGAATTACCTCCTACTTTTGAAGTAGAAACAATGAGTGGTGGTAGGCATTTATATTATAAATGTCAAAGCACGAATTTAAGATCTGCGGTTAGATTTTTTGAAAAGACTTTACCAGTAGATATAAGAGCCGAGGGAGGATATTGTGTAACTTTTGATTATAAACAATATTTTCCCCTTGATTGTGAAGACGATGAAAATATAAAAGAATTAATGGCAGAACTTCCTGAATGGGTTGAAAATTATAAAAAGCCTAATGAATATATTGAAAATCTTGTACCCGATGAAACGCTTTTTCCACCTTCAGAAGTAAGAGAACTTAGATCAGCTCTTGCTTTTCTTGATGCCGATGACAGAGACTTATGGGTAAGAATAGGTCATGCATGTAAAAGCGTGGGTTCACTACAGGCTAAAGGACTTTGGGTTGAATGGAGTATGAAGTCTGATAAGTTTGATCCTGTAGATACTGAAAAGAAATGGATAAGTTTTCAGCCACATGATATAACTATCGCCAGTATATTCGGTCTTGCTAAACAAAAAGGCTGGATAACTACCTATACTGGTGCTGATAATAATAATTTTAGTCTTGCACTTACTCCAGAGCAGATAGAAGCTAAAGTTGTAATTCCTAAAAGTTATGAAAAAGCTAAATTTCCTGAAGATCTTTTAAATCCTCCTGGATATGTAGGTGAAGTCGTAAAATATATGAATTCTCAAGCTATTCAGGATCAACCAATTTTACATCTTGCTGCTGCTCTGACTTTTACCGGTACTTTATTAGGTCGTAAAGTCAGGACTGAAAAAAATGCCCGTACTAATATTTATTGTGTAGGTCTTGGTGAGAGTGGATGCGGTAAAGATAATGCAAGACAGTGTATAAAAGAAATAGTATATTGCTGTAATGATCCAAAAATGTCAGGTATCGCAAGTGTTGAAGCTTTAGCCAGTGATGCTGCGGTTTATAATTTTTTACAACTTAATCCATCATCATTATTTTTAATTGATGAAATAGGCAGATTTTTACAGACTACAAACTCAGCACAAAACAGTCATTTACATGGTGTTGTAGATGTATTTTTAAAAGCTTATAGTAGTGCAAGGACTATAATGCCTGGTAAAAATTATGCAGATTTAAAACGAAATATAACTATAAATAATCCAAATCTTTGTATTTATGGTACTGCAACACCAGATCAATTCTATGAAGCTCTGACAAAAAAGAGTATAGAAGAAGGATTAATTGCGAGAATGCTTATTTTTGAAAGTGAAAATCCTTTTCCTGATACAAATGATGATGTAGAGATAAAAAAGCCTGAGAGAGATCTTGTTGAAAAAACAAAAATACTTTTTCACAGAACAACCAATTGTAATCCGCAAGGCAATGTAGCTGGTTCAGAATTCGTAGATCCGCTAATTATTCCCTATACAAAAGAAGCAAAAGAAATGATTAAAATATTTAATAAAGAAATTCAGATACTTAGAAAAAAACTAGAAGCAGAGAATAAAATTCATAGTATTTATAATAGATGTGGACTTATATGTGAACAAATAAGTCTTATACTTGCTTGCGGTTGCCAGGTCGAAGTTGAGCAACCTATTATAAAACCTGAACATGTTGCATATGCTAAAAAACTGACTAAACATATATTCGATAATCTTCATTATGATGCAGAAACCCGTATAAGCTCAAGCCCCCAAGAAAAACATGTTAAGGATGTACTAAGAGAAATAAGAAAACATGGTAAAATATTGAATAAAGATCTGATAAAAAAATTTCATCATCTTAAAAGTAATGAAAGAAAAGATGTTTTAGAAACTCTAATCAATTCAGAGCTTATAGAAGAAGTGCTTGAAATATGTGCAGATGGTAAAAGAAAAAAAGTATTTATAGCGGTGTAAAAAGTAAAAAATATTTCATAAAAAGTAAAAAAATTTATTGACAAAATACAACATAAGACATAAATTTAAAAAAGAGGTTATAAATGATTAAAATTTCAGACTTAGAACACATACAGGATAATCTTGAAATACTTGGATATAATGTAGAAAATACAAAAACTTTATTTATTTATATGAAAGAAAATAATAGATTTCATGTTGATATAGAAATGGAAGAAGTCAGATTTTATATGAAGACAAAAACATGGAATTTACAGAAAACTTTTACATTTTCAGAATTTGTAATTTTAACTCATGACTGGATAAAGAAACATAAATTAAAATAACTATAATATAATCGTAGTTATGTTATTAAAGGAGAGATTATGAAAACGACAATATTAGACGAAAACAAAAAAGATATTATTTGTTCCAACGGAGTAATATTTATTCATTTAACTCGTAGAGAAGCAATATCTACTATACGATCTTTAGCTGAACAATTAGATAGGAATAATTCTAATGTAAATAGATTAGAAGATTATGACGAAAACGGAAATTATTTTTCTATATCTGTAGAGGAAGAGTAATAACGAAATAACAATTATGCCTGAGATAAAATTGAAGATGAGAGGTTGAGGAAATGAAATTAAATGCAGTTAAATGTAATAAATGTGGACATATACATAGCACGACAGAGGGATGTCCTATAAATAATTTAACAACAGAACAACAACTAAAAGACGACTGCACACCGGATGATATTAAGTGCATGGTTGAACTTGCGGAAGGGTTTGAGTGGAGCGAATCAATTCATTTCGGTGATATTTCATCAAGCATTAAATATTCTAAAAACGGTGAGGCAACAGTTTTAGCTACATCATGGATTTTGTTTCCTCTTCTCATTCATCGGGCAGTTGAAGGATGGAATAAGAAATTTGAAGATAAAAATATATGGATCGGGCATAAAGGTATTGGATATATACAATATTATAATCCTAAAGATTATGAATTTAAAAACTATCAACCACAATCACTAACCCAAGCCGAATGTGCAATGTTACACTGTCTGCTTGATATATTTAAGGAGGAAAGGGAATGAGTAAAGATATGATTTTAGAAAATAAATATTTTGATGAGTATAAAATAATAGATGGATTAAATCAACATCCAGAAGGATTAACTTATCAGCAATGGTTAGAAAAATATCATCCATTAAATAATAAAACAATATTAAAAGTTAAAATAAGTAAAACAAGAGATGAATATATAAGTTGGCTCAAAAATACAAAATGGTATCACGATCCAGTTGTTATAAATTATGTTTCTGAATTAAAAAATAATATTTCAGAACTTGAACAGGCAAATGATGGTCTATTGTTAGCACTTCAAGAAAGCACTAGAGTTCTAAATATTAAAATTAAAGAACTTGAACAGCAGAATGCGGAACTTAAAAATAAAAATGTATTACTAACGAAAAAAATAAATTGCCTTATAGATGATTGGTCTAATGTCGTAAATAAAAATAGAGAGATTGAAAATCAAAAAATGGAGTTGATAGATTTACTAATTGAAGCTACTGAAGGATATGACGCAATGTCTATAGAATCATACGAAAAAATTTTAAAATATAAATTACAAAAGGAGGAAAGGAAATGAGTAAGGCAGAGCAAGAATATGAAGATTACCTTCGTAAAATGTTTTTAAAAGATCGTTGTGAACATCCCATAACTGCTACATATATAGATGAATTAAAACAGCAGAAAGCGGAGCTGGTAGAATTTGTAAATAAAGTCGAACAATTTTTAGGTCCTTATACTAACTCCGGAATTAGCAGAGGCGACCTGTATAATTTGTCTGAGCTTCTTAAAAATAAATATAAATTACAAAAGGGGAATTAAGTAATTATGAAAGTTGTATGCAATAAAAAAGATAATTGTGTCCACAACAAGCATTTGATTTATCGGTTTAATGAGCCTTGCGGAGGAAGTATTCCGCATTATCCTGATTAAGAGTATGGAAAATGTCCAGTTGATAAAGAAGCGAAATGTATTGAAGTAGAATAACTAAACCGGAGGGAGTGTATAGAATGAAGCCTAAAGAAATAATAAAAAAACCAAAAGGACACTGCGAGGGTAATTTGGTAATTAAAAATTTAACTGGAATAGGTGAAATTAAAATGTCATCTAAAAATCAGAAAAAAATAATAAAATGTTTGATTAATAAAGCTATAGCTAGGGGAACTAAAATTGATAACTTTAAGATTGAATTAGAATCTCTTATTAACAAGCACGGTATAGACTCCTTATTTAATTGTCAAGATTTTATACTTACTAACTATATAATGAATTGCCTTGAAGCATATGGAGATTTAGAAGATCATAAGAATAAAATGAGGGTGGAAACCAAAGGAGGGCAAGAGATGAAATCGGAAGAACAAAAACTCAATCTTTGTAAGACCTGTAAATATATTAATTGTTTTATGCGAGGTATGCTCAGTAGAACCATTATATGCCAGAAAGAAATTGATATGGAAAATA